TTAACGATTCGGATATTGATTTTAAAATTGAGGGTAAGGGTATTCGGTTTGGATTGTCGGGGATCAAGTTTATCTCTGATAAGATTGCAGAACGATATATATCGGCACGACCTTTTAAGTCTTTCGAAGAAGTTAAAACCTTTACATTTACGAAAGGTAATGGAGTCAACAGCAGAGCATTAGAAGCACTAAGAATTATTGGTGCTGCTACATTTCCAGATAATCCAAGAAATGATAATGAGATTCGTGAAAATCTTTATGAGTATTTAGGATTGCCTGAATTTACTCAAACAGTTCCATCACACTTTCATGCTTTTATTAATCCAGTAGAAGACTTTGAGGAAAAAGGATCCTTCATTCTTATGGGAATGGTAAAGGGTATAAAGCGTGGTAAGGGTTGGAGTCGTGTAGAAATATTAGATAAAACTGGAAGTATAGGAGTGTTTGATGAAGAACAAACTACAATTGAGGCTGGACGAAGTTATATTGCACTCTGTTCTGATAATAGAATTGTGTCTGCTGTTCCTGTAGATGAAATTAAAAATTCTGATGCAGCATTAGTTAAGTTTTTAAATTACAGGATGTTGCCTTATAAGGATGAAGAGTTATTTGTGGTATCATTTAAACCAAGGATAACGAAAGCAGGGAAAAAGATGGCATCTTTAACTTTAGCAGATACGTCAAGAGAACTGCATTCTGTAACTGTATTTCCAACAGCCTTTGCAAAAGCATATATGAAAATTGAAGAAGGCCATGCATATAAATTTGAGTTTGGTAAAACCAAAGATGGAACCGTAATATTGGAGGATGTAAATGTCGGTTAGCGTTGAAGATGTATTAGCACAACTTAATCCTAAGTTAAGAAAGAATATCTTGGTAGGAGATGAGGTGCCAAAGACTGAATACGCAGCAACACCAAGTTACGGACTTAATCGTGCTCTAAATGGTGGGTTGCCTTATGGTCGTCAGGTATTAATTTGGGGATCAAAGTCATCTGCTAAGTCATCTTTATGCTTGCAGACAATTGCATTAGCGCAGGCAGAAGGAAAAATTTGTGCTTGGATCGACGCTGAAATGTCATATGATAAAACATGGGCAGAAAAATTAGGAGTAGATACATCAAAGTTGATTGTCTCTCAAGCCAGAACTATTAATGAAATGGTAGACGTAGGTGTTAATCTTATAGAGGCTGGTGTAGATATTATTGTTGTTGATTCTATTACATCTTTATTGCCTGCTATTTATTTTGAAAAAGATTCTACAGAATTAAAACAACTAGAAAATACAAAACAGATTGGCGCAGAGTCACGAGATTTTAGCAACGCTTGGAAGATGCTTAATTATGCAAATAACAAAGTAAAGCCAACACTATTAATTCTAATATCACAATCTAGAAATAATATTAACGCAATGTACACAAGCCAACAACCAACAGGTGGACAGGCTACTAAATTTTATTCTTCTACTGTTGTTAAGTTGTTTTCGTCTGAATCAGATAATCAAGCATTGAAAGGAAAAATATATGTTGGTGACAAGGCTATTGAAGAAAAGGTTGGTAGAAAGGTTAGATGGGAACTACAGTTTTCTAAAACCAGTGCTGCTTTTCAGTCTGGTGAATATGATTTCTATTTTAGAGGCGATAACCTGGGCATTGATGGGGTCGCTGATCTTGTTGACACTGCTGAATTAGTTGGAATTGTAGAACGTACAGGAGCGTGGTATTTGTTGCCAGATGGCTCTAAGGTGCAAGGTAGAGAAGGATTTGTTAATAGAGTAAGAGAGGATCTTGATCTACAAGAAATGATTAAGGCTAAAATTAGTGGATAAGTATTCAATCTATGAAGGAAAATTTCCTTGTAGGTCTTGTAAAAAAGAAGTCAAAACTATTAGAATCTATTCATCAACTGGAATGGCATCTTGGATGTGTTCTGATAAACATTTATCCGAAGTTCAGTTATTTAAAGTTGGATATAAAAAGGTTAAAAAGTATGAGTGAAAAGAGCGAGAGTAAAAGAATAGGTGCAAAGCAGCATAAAAATTCTGGTAGAAATACAAAGAAAGGCGATGCCACTTGGGAAAATTTTACGGTAGATTTTAAGGAGAACTCAAAATCTTTTACGCTAAATCAGGATGTTTGGGCAAAGGCAACTACGGATGCTATTAGAAATGGAAATGACCCAGCCATTGTAGTGGTGCTTGGCGAGGGCAGTAAGAAAACTAGACTTGCTATAATAGAGTTAGAACTACTAGAACAGATGGTGAAAAATGAACACAACAGATCAGCATAGTAATAAAACAACAATAGAGATGATTAATGGTTTGTCAGAAATAGCAGACTATATGGAGGATGAAGAGTTAACCACTGCTCTTACCTTTATAGCAAAATTAATACTAAAGCCAGATGTACCAATGAATGTGGCTACAGTTGAGATAGTAAGGCTACAGGCTATAGCAGCCAAGATGGCTTTTAAGGCAACATGGATGGCTAATGTGGACAAGTCAGACAGAGGAAAGAAAAATATTTACTATACAGCAGCAGAGTCTATTAATAATCTTGTGTCTGCTCTCAAATACATAACTCGATGATATCTGATATAATTAACTTAAACAAAGGAATATAATGGCAAAAAATTTATTAAAACAAGTAATGGTAAAAAATCAAGAAGCCGAAAAGCATTCTGTAGTAGAAGACGCATCATTTATTGAAGGGCTTATAGAAAAAATAGAGTCTGGATATATGACTAAGACTAAGCCAAAGTTTACTAAAAAACAAAACTTCTCTGCTTCTGGTCTAACCTATGGTGCAGGTGAATGTCCAAGATATTGGTACCTGGCTTTTGATGGAGCCGTACATTATGATAATTCAGATGCATACGGAGTTGCTAACAGAACTAACGGAACTTATGGACATAATAGAATTCAAGAAGCAATTAAAAATGCTGGGCTATTGGATGAAGACATGGAGTGGGATCCTATAGATCGAAAGTATGAAAAGCAAACACATCCTTCACTTGAGTTCCGTGCTAGAGTAGAAAATCCTCCATTCGATGGTTATGGTGATGTTATGCTAAATCATAATGGTGAGAGAATTATAGGTGAAATTAAAACTGTAGGAAATGACGACTTTGAATACAAAAAGATGAGAGGTAAAGCAAAGAAGGCTCATCTAATGCAATTGTTAATGTATATGAAAATTTGGAAAATTGGCAAGGGAGTAATGATATATGAAAATAAAAACAATCATCAGTTATTAACTTTGCCAGTAACAGTAAACGATCATTACCGTCGGTGGGTAGACCAGGCATTTGATTGGATGAAGGTAGTTCGCAAGTCTTGGGAAGACAGGCAGTTACCAGAAAAACCATATAGATCAAATTCAAAGATTTGTAAGGTTTGTCCAATTCAAAAGGCATGCGCTGAAGCAGAGACAGGGGTAATTAAAATTAAACCTCTGGAGTTGCTAGAAGATGAAAAGTTGTAGATGGTGCGATCACACTTTTGAATCAGAAATATCTTATCAGATATATTGTTCAGAAAAATGTAGAGAGCAAGCCACTAAAGAAAAAATTGCACAAAGATATATTCAGACCAGGCGACAAAAACGCAAGGGAAAGAATAGGCTTTGTAAGCAATGTGGAGAAAAGTTATCTATATATAATGACGAACCACTGTGCAACAAATGTGTAATTAATCCAAGTGATGTTAAGAAAGCACTAAAACAAGTAAAGGGATTGTCAAATGACAAAAGCAAAAGAAGCAGATAGATACTCATTTGACATGCCATCTAAAGTTCCTGGTGTAATTTGTTCAATAGATGCAAGCACTAATAATCTTGCTTTTGCAATTTATTCATATAAAAATTTAGATTGTTATGGCAAAATAACTTTTGAAGGCAGAGACATCTATGAAAAAATAACAGATGCCTGTAAAAAATCTAAAGCATTATTTGATTATTATAATTTAGTAGAGGCTGTTGTTATTGAGCATACTGTCTTTATGAATAGTCCAAAGACTGCAGCAGATCTTGCCTTAATTCAAGGGGGCATACTTGGTGGAGCAGGATTGGCTGGAATTAAAGTAATAGGAAAGGTATCACCTATAACATGGCAGAACTACCTTGGTAATAAAAGATTAACCAAGGAAGAACAAATTAAGATAAGATCTTCTAATCCAGGGAAATCAGATTCCTGGTATAAAGCATATGAAAGAGAATTTCGTAAACAAAGAACAATAAGATTATTAGATGTTATTTATAGTAAAAAGATTGATGATAATGATGTAGCAGATGCCTGTGGCATAGGTCATTGGTCAATAAATAACTGGGATAAGGCTATTGGGGTTGACAAGGAGTAGTCATGGGTGCTAAACTATATACAAATGAACTATGGCTAAAAAAGAGATATCATATTGATAAAAAATCTCCAGAAGACATAGCAAAAGAATGTGGGGTAAGTGTGGAAACTGTTTATGTATACCTTGCTAAATTTGGATTAAGGAAGTCAAAGAGATGAGTTTGAATCCAGTATTTAATGACATGAGTCGTTTTAAGTGTGAAGATCTATACCTATTAACAGCAGGCACATCTGCTGGTAAAGAAATATGGGAGTCATGCCATGAAATAGCACACATGCTAATTAAGAAAAATATAGCATATGGAAATTCAGCATTAGAGCCTGTTCGTATTTTTAGTAAGGCGGACGCAAGAGAACAGTTGCATGTTAGGATTGATGATAAGTTAAGCAGAATAATGCGTGGTACATCATATGTTGGCGATAACGATATTGATGATTTAATTGGTTATCTTGTTTTGCTTAAAATAGCAAAAGCAAAAGAGTTAGGATATCAGGAGGACTACGGACTTGTCGACTGAAGAAGATTTAATTAAGCATCTTGACGAAATTAATACAGTTGTAGGAGAATACCTAAAAGGTAATGATGCAACAAAAATTTCAAAAGATCTTGCTATTCCAAGAACTCGTGTAGTTCAACACATAAATGAGTGGAAAGTAATGGCATCAGCCAATGATGCTATTCGTGCTCGTGCAAAAGAGGCTCTCGCAGTTGCGGATACACATTATAATAAATTAATTGCAAAGTCTTATGAGGTAATTGATGAGGCATCTCTGACAAATAACCTTGGAGCAAAAACACAAGCAATTAAACTTGTTATGGATATTGAGTCAAAAAGAATTGATATGTTGCAGAAAGCAGGCTTGTTAGAAAATAAAGAACTGGCAGAAGAAATGTTACAGATAGAAAAGAAACAAGATGTTTTGATGGCTATCCTTCGTGACATTGCTTCAGAATACCCACAGATTCGTGATGAGATTATGCGTAGACTTTCAGAAGTTGCCAAGAAAGATGAAGTGATTACAATTGTCCATGATGTTTGATGATTTTCTTGAGGCATTAAAAGATAATCATTTTGAAGAAACTCCAGTAGATGCAAAAACTTTTGTTGAGTCCCCAGATTATTTAGGGCAGCCAGGACTGTCGACAATTCAATATGACATTGTTGAGGCTATGAGTCAGATTTATCGTAAAGAAGATCTTCAGAATATTATGGGCGAAGAGGAAGGTGCAAGATATTATGAAAAATACACAAAGAACGAAATTATTCTTCAACTTGGGAAGGGCAGTGGGAAGGACTTTACCTCTACTGTTGCTTGTGCTTATATTGTATATAAGTTATTATGTCTCAAAGACCCTGCAAGATATTTCGGAAAACCAAGTGGAGATGCAATAGATCTTATCAACGTTGCTATTAACGCACAACAGGCTAAGAATGTTTTCTTTAAAGGCTTTAAAACTAAGATTGAAAAGTCGCCTTGGTTTGCTGGCAAGTATGAGGCAAAGGTAGACTCAATCGGTTTTGATAAATCTATTACAGTTTATTCTGGACACTCTGAGCGTGAGTCTCATGAGGGTTTAAATCTTTTGCTTGCAGTTCTTGATGAGATTTCTGGTTTTGCTTCTGAGGTTGCAACAGGAAATGAACAAGGAAAGACTGCTGATAATATCTATAAAGCGTTCCGTGGTTCTGTAGACTCTCGTTTCCCCGATCTTGGCAAGGTGGTTCTTCTTTCATTCCCACGTTATAACGGAGACTTTATTTCTGAGCGGTATGAAGCAGTAATTGCTGACAAAGAAGTTGTATCAAAGAATCATAAGTTTATAATTAATCCACTGTTACCAGAAGATGATAAAGATAATTGGTTTGAGATATCCTGGGATGAAGATCACATTAAGTCATATAAATATCCTGGAGTGTTTGCACTCAAGCGTCCGACATGGGAAGTCAATCCTACTCGTAAAATAGATGATTTTAAGATTGCTTTTATGACAGATCTTGGAGATGCTATGATGCGTTTTGCCTGTGTTCCTACTTATGCCTCTGACGCATTTTTTAAGCAAGCAGATAAGGTTCGTGCTTGTATGACGATTAGAAATCCTCTGGATCAATTCAGAAGATTTGAAGAAAACTTTAAGCCAGACCCAGATAAAGTTTATTATGTTCATGCTGACCTTGCACAAAAGCATGACAAGTGTGCTGTAGCAATTGCACACGTTGAGAAATGGGTAAATGTTCAGGTCATTAAGGATTACGAACAAATATCTCCTATAGTTGTTGTTGATGCCGTAGCATGGTGGGAGCCAAAGGTAGAGGGTCCAGTAAACCTATCTGAGGTAAAACAATGGATACAAAATTTACGTAGACTTGGTTTTAACATAGGGCTAGTCACGTTTGACCGATGGCAGTCATTTGATATTCAAAATGAATTACAGGCGGTAGGCATTAGAACGGAGACAGTATCTGTAGCAAAAAAGCATTATGAAGATATGGCAATGCTTGTATATGAGCAAAGATTGGTAATGCCTGCTGTTGAACTCTTGTTCGAAGAATTAACAGAACTTAAGATTATGAAAAATGATAAGGTAGACCACCCTCGCAAAAAATCTAAAGACCTTGCAGACGCAGTTTGCGGTTCTATCTTTGGTGCGATATCCTATACACCAAGGGACCAAAACCTTGAAGTAGACATCCATACCTTCCGTGGACAGCCTCGTAGAGTTGACACGCTCCCTGAGAACGTGATACAATATAAACCTAGTCAAATAGAAGAGATTCAAGACTATTTGGATAGATTAAAAACAATATAAAAACAAAATGAATAATAAAAGGAGAAAAATGAATTCATTTAAGAAGATCGCCCTTGTCATGGTTGCAGCCTTGGCATCGAGCACACTCGTAGTGACACCTGCAAGTGCCAATACCGTTTCAGTAGACGTAACAACTGAAGTATCTGGTTCTGGTACAGCAGCCTCACCATTCACAGTAAAGGTTCCTTCTGACAACGTAGTAAGCGTTGCAGATACCACAACTGCAACAAACAACGAAGCACTTCTTATCACCGCTACAGTAGTTGCTGGAACACCAGTAACATTTACTGCAGTAGGTGCTAACACACGCCTCGTATCTGCAATTGGTTCAACAGTAAATGCATCTGCTGGATCATCATCAATTACAGTAACGCCTGCTTCAACAACAGCGACTGTATATGCATATACAACAAGTACTGCTGCTTCTGCTGTTACAATTTCTGTAACTGGTGCAGCAACAACAATCTATCTTAAGGGTGTTGCAGGTCCTGCATACGATCTTAAGATGTCAATCCCTGCTTCAGGAAATATTTCTGGCAAGGTAACTGCAACTCTTGATGTAGCAGATATTTTCGGCAACGCTGTTGCTGATACAGTAACTGTTACCACTCTTGGTGGCGCAACTGCTGGAACAGTAACTGCTGATGCTCTTGTAACAGGTCGTTACACATCAGAGATCTCACTTCCTGCAACTGCTGGAACCGTTGCTGTTGGAGCATCTATTGTTGCCCCAACATCTGTTCCAACAATTAAGTTGGCAACAACTTCTCAGACTGCAATCGTAACAGTATCTGATCTTGCTGGAGCACTTGCTACTGCTAACGCTGCACTCGCTGCAGAAAAGGCTGCTCGTGCTGCTGATAAGGTGACTGCAGATGCTGCACTCGCTGCTGCTGTAGCAAAGGCTGCTTCTGATGCAGTTGCTGCTAAGGCTGCTGCTGATGCTGCTGCTATCACTGCTGCTGCTGAAATTGCTAAGTTGAAGGCTGATGCTGTAACCGCTAAGGTTGCTGCAGATAAGGCTGTTGCAGATGCACTCGCTGCTGCAAAGGTTGCTTCTGATGCTGAACTAGCAAAGGTAAAGGCAGAGAATACTGCTGCTATCGCTGCAATGAAGAAGGCATTCAATGATCTTGCCAAGAAGTGGAACGCAAAGAATCCAAAGGCAAAGGTTACTCTTGTTAAGTAATTAACAAATTAAAAGATTTGGGAGTCAGGAAACTGGCTCCCTTTTCTTTTTAAATAAAATGCTATAATAGTCTTATTAAATCTGGAGGAAGAAAGGACAATTAAAAGATTAACCAGAATATTAACAGCAACTTTATTAGCCTTCGGATTCAACTTATGGCTTCCAGAAAACGCTAACGCAACCTGCGTAAACTTTATACAATCACAAACCATAGCAGCAGCATATGAAGGCGATGCCGAACCTACAGTGCATCATATGGATACTTGCTCAGGTGACGACATATCTTATCAAATACCAATCGCAACTACCGTGACTTTTGACGGGGTACAATATGAAAACATTTACGCTACAACTAACTCAGTAATTACATTTGGACAACCTGACGGTACATTTCATACCTATCCATCTACACCATCTATCTCCTTATATTCAATGGACTGGTTTCCAGGAGTAAGCAATACATCTGGTTTGGATATATATTATTCAGAGGGCGGATTTCAATTAAATCTAAATATGGTCCCATTCGGTAACTATGGGGCACAACCAAGTACAGTAAATATCTTAGTGGCTATTACTAATACTGGCGGTTTAGCGGTGTCCTATAGTTATCAAGGTCCTGAATATCAAAATCTTAGAACAGGGGTAAGGCTTCATAATGGAGATATTGTTTCTCTTGAGGCCTGGGGTGCCACACAGGTTTCTCCTAATGCACCTGCCCCTACATTGCAGGCAGAACCTATTCCAGAGCCTTCTCCTACACCTACTCAGCAGCCGTCTCCAGAACCCTCTCCAACGCCCACAGAAGCCCCTATAACGCCTGAAGAACAGCAAGAGCAGGTAGCAGAGGCAGTTCAGTTGGCTGAAGAAATATCAGATTTAAATAATCTTATTGCTTCCATAAACGGTGAAGAATTTAGTGAACCAGATCCAGAACTACCTTTGGACATTGAGCCAACTCCAGACCCAAGTCCTGAGTCTACAAATGAACCAGATTTACCTGAACCTGATGTTGAGGTTGATCCAGAAATAATTACTCCAGAGGATCCAAGATTCCCTGATGATGACGAGCAAACTGAACCAGAAGACCCCACTCCTTCTCCAAACCCTGATACCACAGATGAGGGGAACGAAGAGACTGATCCAACTCCAGAGCCTTCAGAAGAGCCTTCACCTCAGCCAACGGATACAGATCCAACTCCAGAGCCTGAACCTGAGCAACCTGTTGACGAAGATCCTGTAGTAGCACCAGATAATGATAACACGGATAGCAGTCCTATTTCGGACAAGGAACTTAAGAAGTTAAATAAACTAATTAGTGTTAATGATTCTAAATTAATGGCAGCAGTATCAAACTTTTTAACTGAATTGAATCCAGAAGAAAAGAAAGAATTTGCAGAAGATCTTGGCATTAAGGCAGAAGAGGTTGCTCTTATTGCAGAGGTAGCAAAAGAAAATCCTGCAGTAGCAGCAGCCGTAGTTCAATTTGCTGAAAAGGCAGCACAAAATGAAGATGCTCCCATGCCATATACATTAGCAGATGCTGTAACAGAAATACAAACAGAGGCATTCTTAGCAGATCCGCTTGGCGTATTGACAGATATAGATTTTGAAAAAGTATTTAGCCCTTCAGAATGGGGTAAAGATATGACAGATGATCAGAGAGAAAAAGTTCAAGAGGTTGTGATCCCTGTTATTTTGGTAGGAAATATAGTTAGTTCAGTTATGTCACTAAGGAGGTTATAATATGAACATGATTAAGAAGGTAGTTAAAGGACTCTTTAAGTGGTTTAAGGCTGCTATTATTGAGAGTATAGCCCAAGTATTTACCATCCTTGGCTTCTTTATTGCTTGGCTTACCCTTACAGGTACCGCCCAGCAGGTCGTGGGGGTAGCCACATTAATATCAATAGCCCTATGGCTTATCACCATCCCGCTTCGTGAAGAGAAAGAATAACTTGGTATAATATAGACATGAAGATTTTACTATCGTGTATACTTGTATTAGGTCTTAGTGGCTGCGGGTATGACGGTCACTATCGCTATCCTTGTCAGGATCCAGCAAATTGGGATGCTAAAGAATGCAACCCTCCTGTTTGCGAGACATCTGGCACATGCACAAGAGATATAATTGGACAAGATGCTTGGGATGAGTATCAGAAAACGAAAGGCAATAAATGAGCAAGCAAAGATTAACACCACAAGATCTTGATGCACGACTTAAGTTTATTCTTGGTTGTACATTGGGAGCAATTTTATTATTTACAGCATTAGGTATTTTATATGCTCTGATATTTGTAACTCAGCCAATAGGAGCACAGTCAGAAAATGATAAGATGTTCTTCAATGTTCTTGGTTCAGTTGCAACATTTATAACAGGAACATTGGCAGGTTTATTAATTGGACAGTCTGGTGCAAAGGATATAATGGCCGCACAACTATCTAATAAAGAAATGGATGCTAAGAATACTCAGGCAGATAAAAAGTTAGAATCTGAAATTAAAATGGCAGAAGATAAACTTGACGCAGAACTTGACGAAGTAAGAGCAAGACTTGCAAAGAAACCAGACGGCGAAATGCCAGAAGAACAACCAGTTGATACAGAGTGGGATAAGGATTAATCATGGCAGAAATGGGAACAGCAGAAAAATTAATTGAAGTAGCCAAAGGCGAAGTTGGAACTATTGAAGGTCCAAAAGATAATGAAACCAAGTACGGTAAGTTTACCAAGGCTAACTTCCAACCATGGTGCGGTTCATTTGTTATGTGGTGTGCAAATGAAGCAGGCGTAAAAGTTCCTAATACTGTTTATACTCCAGGTGGTGCAGCAGCATTTAAAAAGGCAGGAGCATGGATTGATGCAGATATTGCTGATCCAGAGCCAGGTGACATTGCCTATTTTGATTTCCCATCAGATGGCGTAGACCGTATTTCACATGTCGGTATTGTTATTGAAGACAACGGCGATGGTACAGTCTGGTGCATTGAGGGAAATACTTCAAGCAATAAGAAGGGCAGCCAAAGAAATGGCGGAGAAGTTTGCAAACAACTTCGTGCCTATAAGAAAAATAAGAAAAATGTTTTGATTTCAATAGTAGGCTTTGGTCGCCCAAAGTTTGGCGGTGCAGCAGTAAAGAAATCTGATGAACCTACAAAGCCTAATAAGACTGCTAAGAAACCTAAAACATGTCCAGAATGTGGACAAACTGTCAACTAATTGACATATTTTTAGTTCAATGCTATACTAAATTCTAAACATAGAAGGGTATTTAAATGACTTGCATAGCAGTCGTTCGTGATAAAGTAAATAATAAAATATGGATGGCTGGTGATCGTGCTATCTCAGATGAAAATACAGTTAATGTATCTTCTAGTCCTAAGATATGGAAAAAAGAAGGATACATGTTTGGGTATGCTGGATCTATGGATGGAGATAGAATAAGACATTTATTTGTACCTCCAGCATTTGAAGGTCGTGGCAGTATTGATAAGTTTATGTATAGCAAATTCCTAAAAGCATTACGTAATTTTTATGAAGGTTGGTGGGTTGATACATCAACATCATCAGATTTCGGCATGATTATTTGTGTACGTGGAAAAATATATGAACATAATGCAGCAGATATGTCACTAACACAATATGAACAAGACTATTTAGCAATGGGATCTGGTGGAGATTTAGCACTTGGTTCATTATACTCAACACAAAAACAAAAAGACGCAAGGAAAAGGGCGGTACTTGCAGTCAATGCTGCTATAAATCATTCAACATCTTGTAAAGGCCCTATTGACATTCTAAGCATTTAGGTATATACTAAATATATGAATCATATGAATGAAGATGGCTTGTCTGTAGAGGAACAAGAGTTTGGTATTTGGTTACAAAACGGCATTGAAAGAGGCTGGATTAGTGATCCATATTGCCACACCCATGACGGTGGTTATCAGTATATGAGTGAAGAAGAAGTAGAAGAATGGGAAGCAGGAGGCGACCCATGCGAACATGTAGTAAGGATATTTATTTAAAATGTGCGTTGTATGCGTTTCTGCGGTAACTATAGCATCATTAATTGCTCCAACTCCAACTCCAGTTGCACAAAATAATGTAAGTGAATATACAATTACCAGAGCAGCCTGCCCAAAATCAAAGGTAAATAAGATTGAGAACAATCGTATTTGTCTAAAAGATGGTAGATTTTATAGGTGGGCAGTTAAAAAAACTGTTACACCAATACCAGTTCCAAGCGTTAGTCCTACCCCAAGACCTACTGTAACACCAACTCCAACACCAACTCCAACACCAACACCGACTCCGACTCCGACACCGACACCAACTAAAACTACAGTTCAATATGCACCACCATCTGTAGCGGGTGATAGCATTGAACGTTGTAAGTTAATAGAGTCAAGCCAAAGAAGAGGTTTCACTTGGGCTGGTTTTCCTAATTTACAACCTCTAACCCAAAAAACTGGAACTGTAAAATGGGCATTCATCCCCGTGGATTTCTCAGATATGCCAGGAGAAAAGAACTTTAGATCTAGCATGGATATACAAATGAATCTGTTATCTGAATGGTTTTATAATACCAGCGAGGGAAAGTTTAAAGTCGAATGGGTAGTATCAGATAAATGGATAACTTTACCTGGCGTATCTACAGATTATACTTTGACCAAAGGAGTCAATAGCACACCTGGTGGAGTTAAATTTTTTAGAACTGCAATGGCCACTGCAGATCCAACATTTGATTTTACTAATATTCAGACTGTCATTTTCATACTACCTGCAAATCAAAATATTGCCAACGAAGGAGAGAATGGCTTTCCTTGGGAGCAACACGTTAAAGACTATATAACAAACGAAGGACGTATATCATCATTTTCAATTGCTGGTAAGTATCAAACGAAAGATAATAAGTCACTTTGGAATTATTGGGTACATGAGTTTGGACATTCGATAGGACTTCCACATGTCGGAGGAAATACAGGGTATTCTCCTTTTTGGGATTGGGATGTTATGGGAAACCAAGACGGGAGTACCAGAGAATTAAGTGGCTGGCTTCAATTTTTGATAAGATGGATGTCCGATGAAAAGGTATACTGTAAAGACTCTAAGTCTATAACTAAAGTAGAAATAGACTTGGTCCCACTTAGTAGCCAAGACTCTGGAATTAAATTAGCAATACTTCCACTGTCAGAAACAAAGGCCTTAATTGTTGAATCAAGAAGAGTTAATAAATTTTCTTGCACTACAAAAAAACCAAGGGATGGCGTGTTAGTCTATGTTTTAGATTTAACCCTGGGACATGGTCAAGATTTTTTGGTTCCTGTTATTCCTAATAATAGAAATAACATGGAAACAACAATATGCAATGGAAGTTTGTCAAATTCTAGTTTAGATGTTTTACTTTATGAAGGTGATAAAGTAAGTTTTGGTGGATTAACCATTGAGGTTATTAAGCAGGGTAGTTTTGATAAGATTGTTGTTACCAAACAATAATCTAATTTCAAAGATGATATAATAAGATAAAGGAGAAATACCATGGAGTCAAAAAAGAAAAGTTTATTAAAAACTATTAGTTGGCCATTTGTACATTTTACATTTGTTGCTGGCATAATCTACTTTGTATTAAAATATTTTACTGGAGAAGCAGAGTGGGAGTATGTTGGTCTATATGGACTTATGTATCTTTCATTAGAGATGACATTTTTTTATTTGCATGAAAGAGTATGGGCTAGGTTTGGAAGGAAGGTAAAATAATGCGTATAAAAATTATAAGATTTGTAGCGAAAGTCCTTGGCTATGAACTTAGTACCGCCCCTCGTGGGATACCTGTTTGGCAGTTGCGAAAGAAAAAGTAGTGCCATCATATGAATATGACTGTATGTCTTGTGCCATAAGATATACAAAGATTAGATCAATGTCTGATAATGATCCAGGGTATGACTGCGATACTTGCAATAAGCCTTTAGTTCGTGTATACTCTAATGTAGGAGTCACATTCAATGGCTCTGGATTCTATACAACTGATAATAGAAGGGTATAATATGTTTAGTATGTTGAAGAACAAACCAGAAGAAAAGGTATGGCTTCTAGACGCAACAGATCGTTGTGATCGTTGCTCTGCCCAAGCATATGTGAAGGTAATTGGTAAGTCAGGATCTTCTCTTTTGTTTTGTGGTCATCACTACAATAAGGCAATGGATAATGCAATTGGGTATGATAATATGATGAAGTTTGCATTAGAAGTTATTGATGAAAGAGAACGACTTGTGGAGAACCGATTAGTAGGGAGCGAAAACTAATGTACGAGTATAGAGTAAAAAAGGTAACGGGGGTAGTAGATGGAGACACTATTGACGTGGACATTGATCTTGGTTTCAATGTTTCCTTCTCCCAACGAGTACGCCTTGCTGGTATTGACACTCCAGAATCACGGACCACGGATAAGTTTGAAAAAAGTCTTGGGATTGAAGCAAAAGAATACTTAAAGTCTAAACTAAAAGATGCCAAACTTGTAGTTATAAAAACAGAAAAGCCAGACTCTTCTGAAAAATATGGTCGCATTTTAGGCTGGCTATATGTTGACGGTGATACGATTTCTATTAATGACCGTATGATTGAAGATGGTTATGCTTGGGGCTATCTTGGAGATACCAAGGTAAAAGATTTTGCTGCTCTTGCCCAGCAAAGGGAAATCGCAAAAAAGAAAGCAAAATAAATGGACGCTAAGACTGATGCTTTAATAGAGCATTTAGTTTTACAGGGCGGTATTGAGATAGCAGATATAAATCTCGAAACTGGTGAAACTTACTATAATATAACAGATAAACTTAAAGAAATTTACCCTGAACTTTATCAGGACTTAGAAGATCAATTTAAGCATCATCTGTTTGTTCTTAATAAAATAGGACCAAAGTCAATGACTTGGAGAATAAGGAATTAACATGGAGATAGAAGATTTAATTTTAAGCGGTGCCGTAGAGGTAGCAGGAATTGATCCTGAAACAGGAGAAATGCTATATAGTTTTACTGACAAACTTAAGGATGTTAGCCCAACTCTTCACAGAGAAGTAAATAATATGTTTAATTCACATGTTACAAGGCTATGGGAGTTGGATATGATTGACATGGATATTACATCCGAGAATCCAATAGTTAGGCTAACCAAAAAAGCATTTCATCCAGTATTTCTGTCTAAACTAGATGAAGACGAAAAATATACTCTTCAGGAGATTAAAAGAAACCTTATAAGAGAGTAGTATAATTATCCTGGTGATTCTATGGAATATATTATAGGATTTTTATCTGCCTTCGTTTTTGTATTTTTATTTATACAAATTCAATATCGGTATGATGTGCTAAAAGAAAATATAAAACTTGCCAGATCTTCTCAAAGCACAAGGCATACTATGGTTGGTGCAGCACAAAGTTTTAATTTGGTTAAAACTAAAAAAAGAGATAGCCAATCTAATAGACATGATAAAAATATTAATATTAAGGTTATTATAATGGATGACCAGGCATATTGGATTAAAGACAATACCTTTTATATGGCCGATATGAGCCATGGAAATGTTGATAAGGAAACTACCAGAGTAGTTGACACAATGACTATGAATAAGGTACAATTAGATAAGATGATATTCATCATAGATAGATTAAGAGAAGAGGCTTTTGATGATCGTTGGGGTGCAGGGAACTAGTAGTTTTAGTGACTACCAAGTTTTTCTTCGTGCCATGGGCGTTGCTCTATCAAGCATGCCTGCCGAAGACGAGTACTTCTATATATACACTGCTGGTCCAGCAAACATTAATAAAATGGTTATGGAATTTGTAAATGTTTCTGAGAAGGGCATGAAGTCTCGTGGCAAGAAAATTAAGATGTTTAAGGTTGCTCCATCTTGGTTATCAGAAAATATATTAGATATTAATTATTTTGTATATTTATCAAAACCAAATGAAAGCGCATCAAAGTTAGTTGCACAAGCACAATTAAATAATGTCGAAGTAGGAATCTTTCAATACTAGGAGAATAATGAAAGTAACATCGTTAGAAGAAATGGAATCAATCGTAGCAAGTAACAGTTCTTTGTTTTGGGATGGCTGGACTGTTGTCAGTAAGTATAAGTCTGATAAGGCTAAAACATCAAAGTATGGGATGTTTATTAAAAACGGTTGGTATATGACTAAAAGGTTTGAGCCTGATAGAAATGGTTGGGATATTCCAGAAAGGTTTGTTCCTGGATATGCACAAACTTAAATGGAAAGACGCAGCGACTTGCTTGGATTATGATACTAACTTATTCTTTGATAAATATGAAGAGGATGAGTTATTAAGACCAGCAATTGATGCGCTATGTATGCAATGTCCAGTTGTTAAAACTTGTTTTGCTGTAGGTGTATCAAGCAAAGAGTATGGAGTATGGGGCGGTATTTATTTAGAATCTGGAGCCATATCTAAAGAGTTTAACAGCCATAAGACAGAATCTGACTGGGGTAATACATGGAAGAATTTAACGCTTGATGAGGATCAAAAATGAACAACAAACAATACTTAGACTTCTTAAGACAAAAGAATAAAGATATTATGTCTAAGTGTTATTATTGTGACGGTTTTGCTATTAATATTATTGCTGATGGCTATGCTATTAGGCCAGTATGCAAGAATCATGATAGTAGATCCCTGGATGAAATAGAGGAAGATATATTATGATTATACAAATCATAGGTTTGCCTGGATCTGGTAAAACTGAATTAGCAAAAGCACTTAAAGAACGTATTAATGCAATTCATCTCAATGCTGATGAGGTAAGATCCACAGTAAACTCTGATCTTGGGTTTAGTCATGAGGATAGGGTTGAGCAGGCAAGACGTATGGGAGAAATGGCAAGACTTATTGCCAGACAGGGTGTTGCTCCAGTTATCGTAGATTTTGTTTGCCCTACAAAAGAAACAAGATCTGCCTTCGGTAGACCAGACATACTAATATACATGGAGACAATCGAAGAAGGTAGATACGAGGACACTAACAAAATGTTTGAAGTGCTTGAAGATTTTGATATGGCCTTTATTAGTCATGAATGGAATGCAAATGAAAAAGCAACTGAGATAATTAAACAGTTTAAATTACATGATTGGTCTGCACCTACAACTTTAATGCTTGGTAGATACCAGCCATGGCATGAAGGGCATCACGCTTTATATGTTGAAGCAGGTAAGCGTACAAATCAGGTACTACTTGGTGTTCGTAATACATATAATACAAGTGACAAAGATCCTCTTAAATTTGATCAGGTAAAAGAGTATATCGCTAAAGATGAATTTATGGATAGGGCAATGGTTCTAAGATTGCCAAACATTACTAATATTGTTTATGGTCGTGATGTAGGGTATAAGATTGAACAGGTTGAATTACCTGCAGATATTCAGGCTATCTCTGCTACACAAAAAAGAAAAGAGATGGGGTTATGAACAAAATAAATTATATTTGGGCCATAGTTAAGGATAGATGGCTTAGGCCTTATGATGATATTATTTTAAGATTTAACACAAAGGCTGGTCCAGAAGATCCTATGGTGTGGAGAATATTTATAAATGGCAATCAAACTTTGGCCAGTGATTTTGAGTTGCATGGGTATGCCTATGCTGTTTCTTCACAATATGAAGGAGACACAAAGTATAATGTCGGTTGCAGGGGTCGTGTAAGATGGGAAGGCACAAAAGCAATTATTACTACTGCTAGAAAGCAACCAGAGGAAATGCTTTGATGTATACAGATGTTATGCGTAGAGCCTTTAGATCTCTTGACAATTTTGCTCCTAAAGGATTTCATTTAGAGTTGATAGATAATGAACATTTTATTACCGTAAAGGCTAAGGAAGATCTTTTTATGCGTCTTCCAGACGAAGACAAAAGACGTGCTGTAGAATATATGGTAAGGGTTAAGAAGGCCTTGGAAGACAATGGGGCAATAGTTTTATTAGTTCGTGAAGGTGGCAAGGAACAATGATTAAAAAGGTAGTTGTAGTAGGTGGAGGCACTGCTGGCTGGTTAACAGCACTCAAAGCCAAAAGATCATACCCAGACTTAGAAGTAACAGTTATAGAATCAAACGATATAGGAATTTTAGGTGCTGGAGAGGGATCTACACCATTCTTAACAGATTTTTTAAATCATTTAGAAATTCCATTATCAGAATTAATTTTACACTGTGATGCAACTATCAAAAATGGAATTAAATTTACTAATTGGAATAATGATAATGAATTTTTTTATCATGCATTTGCTTTGTCTGATAGGTCTTTAGGTTTTGAGCCAGCATCTGAACCATATCTATCTACTAGTTCTTTTATGGTAGCAGGATTATCAAAAAATGATAGTCTTAAAGAAATCAATTTTATGGAAAAAGTTTCAGAAAATAATAAGGTTCCTTTTATTCTTAAAGATACAAAACAGTCATTTGGATTTTCCCAAGAAAAAGAAGGCATTAACAAATATAATCAGATAGGTGCTATATCAATTCACTTTAATGCCGTTAAACTTGCAAATAAGTTAAAAGAAATAGGACTGATTCGTGGAATTAAACTTATTGAAGGAACAATTATTAATGTATCTTTAGATGAAAATAATAATGTAGAAAGTTTAACATTAGAAAATAATGAAAAGATTTATTGTGATTTTATTTTTGATTGTAGTGGTTTTCATAGATTAATTATAGGAAAAGTCTTTAATGCAAAATGGAAAAGTTATAAAGACTTTTTGCCAGAAGACTCTGCTGTTCCATTTTTTATTGAAATGACAGAAGATATACCACCGTACACAGAGGCAATAGCAATGAAATATGGTTGGATATGGAAGATTCCATTACAGGATAGATTTGGATGCGGGTATGTATATGACTCTTCTTTAATATCAGAAGAAGAAGCAGTAAAAGAAATAGAAGAATTTTTAGGATATGAGCCAAAGTATCCAAGAAAAGATAAGGGTGGATTTAGGTTTAGTGCTGGATCTTATGAGGAGTTATGGATAAATAACTGCATCGCAGTAGGTCTTGCTGCTAACTTTATTGAGCCTTTGGAAGCAACTTCTATCTGGGTAAGTGTTACAGAACTTACAAACATTTTTAATAATCCAGCATGGCTTTTTGATAACTCCCAGGCAAGAAGAGATGAATTCAATAAAACTATGTTAGAGATGAACGATGACATATCTGACTTTATTTATTTTCATTATATGACTTTAAGAAAAGATACTAAGTTCTGGGAAAAATTTTCTTATGAAAATGCTCCAGCAAGACTTAAAGAAAAAATTAATGTATGGCAACATAGATTGCCAGCAAAGTCTGATGTAGGGAAAGCATGGGCTAGTGCTAGTTGGTTCCAAATTGGAGCGGAACAAAATACAATAAACAAGAGCATAGCAAAAAATTACTTAGAACTATCAAAAGATTATAAGGCTGGATTAGAGATGTATGACTATTTTGTTAATTATCAGAACTATAAGGTTTCAGAGTGTACTGATCATAGAAAGTTTTTGGACTCACTAAAATGAACTTTAAAACAGAATGGATAAACGCTTTAAAAACTATGGGGCATAAAGAGTATTGGAATAAACCTAATACTGTTGAGTTCTTTGCATTTATGACCAAGGCAGCAATTATTATTCCAGGGCTTTTATTCAATACACAGATTTGGTGGCTTTATATAATTGCTTTAATAACTAGTTTAGCATTAATCTGGTCATCAACTGTCAAGACATTGCCCACAATTATTTGGTTCAACATCCTCTGGACAATTCTTGCTTTAACTGCTATACTAAAGTATTGGCTATAAGGAGAATAATGCAAACATTTTTACCATCTGCTAACCCAGTAACGGCTGCCCGTATGCTTGATAGCAAACGTCTTAATAAACAGATACTTGAATGTTATCAGATACTTAACGTACTGTCTGGCAAGTCTCCTACTGGTGGCTGGCGTAATCATCCTGCTGTTCTTATGTGGAAAGGTTATGAGCGTGGTCTATGGACATATGTACAGGCTATGATTATAGAAGCAAAGTATCGTGGCATCAAAACAGAAAATAACGAGGCTAATCTTAATAGACTTAAAGATCAGTGCTGGAATCAGTGGGGAAATAATAGACCGTCGTTCTGGACTGACAATAATAAATTAATGCGTGTAGTTACTACACATAAAGCAAGTCTATTTGATAAAGACCCCATGTACTATTCTAAGTTTAGTTATGCCAAGCATAGTTTATATAATCAGCCATGCTGCTCTACATGTAAGTATTACTGGGTAACTCATGAGGATCGAAATGCTTGAGTTTATTATTTTTTTAGTAGTATTCATAATTGTAGTTTCTTTATCAGTAATGATTATAAGATTAAAAAATCTTAATACACAACTTATTGTTGCAATAGATCAGTCAATTAGAGATATAGAATATGTTAGTGCAAGATTTAACAATAATAATGAGTCTATAGAAAAAGAACATTTACTTGCATTTTTAAATGAGACTCGTGATATCGCATATAAATATATTGAAGATGTTCATATTGCATTATTAGAGTACAAAGCAGAGATTGAGTATGATTTAGAAAATCCAAGTGATCTGTCTATTCATAGATTTAGAAAAGCATTTGACAAATTACAGGAAATATATCCGAAGGACGTACCAAATGATTAATGCAAGAGGTATACCTACATGCAAATGTCCAGAATGTGGTTGCGTATATTTTAATGCAGTTGTTCAGTTTGACCCCACAGACTACGAAATAGGGCTATATTTTTTAGACGGTAGTTGTAGGGAATGTGGCACATTAATAACATTACCAACACCATTAGATAAAATAAAGGAGAATGAATTATGAAAGAGATTATATTTTCAATACTTACAGGCTTTGGCTGTGGTGTGGTTTTTGCAGCATTCAAACTACCAGTTCCAGCCCCACCAGTGTTTGCTGGAGTTGCTGGTATAATTGGTTTATGGCTCGGTTACGATGCCATAAGTAGATTCATATCCTAGGAGGAAAAAATGAAACTAACAAAGAAACATAAAGATATTCTAAAGTCTTATGCTAGATCGTATGTCGTAGCAGTTGGTGCAGCATACACAGCACCAGGTTCAGATCTTGGAGTAGAAGGTCTTTTGTTGGCAGGTTTAATTGCAGTAGCAGGACCAGCAATTAGAGCAATCGACAAGAAGGATCCAACATTTGGTTTGGTAGCAACTGTAGTTGATACAGAACTTAAGAAATTAGAAAAGAAGGTTGCTTCAAAAAAGAAAGCACCAGCAAAGAAGTCTAATTAATTTAGATAGAATATAAATAAAATTTGGAGGTGTTATTAATTTAGCATCTCCATTTTTTATGCTATAATAAAATTATATGAATACAAAATCTATATTTATACCAATTGCTGCATGTGAAGAAAAATTTATAAAACAAACAATACAGAGTGCATTATCGGCAGCAAAAAATCCATCCGAAATATATTTTGGAGTATTTAATAATATACTTGACAAAAAAAATTCTTTGCTTGATGATGAGTTTATGACTAAAAATGATCAAATATTTTATACAGAAATACTTAGTCCAATTCCTTTAGGTGTAGGTTTTGGTAGAGCAAATGCCTCTTTATTACAATTTTATAGTTTTGATTACATGTTTCAAATAGATGCTCATACAATATTTACTAAAGACTGGGATGAAAAAATTATTTCAGTTTTTAATAAAATTAAAGATGAAAATCAAATTGATGAAGACAAACTCGTTTTATCTTCAATATGCCCTATTTCTTGGACCTATAACCCAAATAACATTGAAGAAATTCTTATGCCAGATTTTATAAAAAATACTTTTGTAAAAATTGATCCATATAATTTAGAAGAGTCTTATCCACTTATAAATACAAAAGATTTAACTATTCCAGAAATTGTTTATAATGGAAAGCAAGGAGACATAACTATCGATGCCTATGTAGACTTTCCAATAGTTTATGGAAAACATGGGGGTCGTGGGGAAAAAGATTATGAAGAAACTAATTGTGTTCATGCTTCTTTTGTATTTTCAAAAGCAAATATAATCAGAGAAATTTTACACGACGCACTTGACCCCTTTAATGGAGACCAGTCAAATTATTCTATTAGATTATTATCAAGAGGATATAAAATATTTAGTCCAAAGGCCCCTTTAATTTCAACATTAAATAAATTTAAAATAGAGCAAATCGATAATAATTTTAAAAATACAGACATCTTTTTAGATCAAGATGATTGGAGAGTTGCAAGGGTTACTTCGCAAAGAGATAATTGTTATATAAACTATTTAAACAATAATGCACATTTATTTTTTAATAAAATGATAACAGGAAAATATTTTGGATATTGGGGTGCACCAGATCAAAAATCTCTTGATGAAGCAAAAAAGAAAATTAATTACCCTGAAAGTTTGTGATATAATATAAAGGTACCTGCCCAAAGGGGGGTACTTAAAATGACTCGCTTAACAAGGAGGAAAAAATGGTAAGTACATGGTCATTGGATCTTTTCAAAGATCCTTTTTTTATCGGTTTCAACAGAGAGTTGGACCGTCTTTCAAATATCCATCGTGAGGCAACTCGTCAATCCTACCCACCATATGATGTGGTTAAACTTGATGAGGACACTTACAAACTATCTTTAGCCCTTGCTGGATTTAGCAAGAGTGAGGTAGAGGTTTCTGTGGATAATGGAAGTCTAATTATCAAGGGTGAGAAAACCGAAGAGTCCTCTTCTGAGGTACTTCATAAGGGTATCGCAACCAGAAAATTCACACGCACCTTTGCTCTTGGAGAGTATATGGAGGTTGATCGTGCTGAAATGGCAGACGGTATTCTTAGCGTCTTTGTGGAAAGAAACATCCCAGAAGAAAAGAAACCAAAAACTATCAAAATCAAGTAAGTAACAGTATTGTCATACTGACCACCTGAGCATGTGGAGAAACTGCTCTTTTATTATGCGTTTTTAATGTCAGTAATGATAGCGTCAGCAAGAGCCTGATCAAAATGATGATGACCTTCAGCAAGTTTGTTAAATGCTGGCTGTAGTCTATTAATAATACTATTTTTTGTAGCCTGAATTATCTGATTGGCGATAATCTCTGCTTGCTGTTCTGAAGTTAGTTGTTGATTCATGCCTTAATTTTACCATAAAATATGGTATACTATTTATTATGCCATATCGTATAGGTGCTAAAGGGTCCAATGGTTGTTCTGGATACCCCGCTTTAAAGGACACAGGAGAGGTTATGGGCTGCCATAAGACTCGTTCTGAGGCTGCAGCACAGATTTACGCTATAAACCGTTCTGAGGGCAATATAGGCAAGGCAATGGTTAAAGAAGGCGATATGGTTATGGCTCCACATGAAGAAGAAATGTATGTTGGTCGTGTTGTTCACGTTATGACAGAGGGAATGCTTGGAACTCCAGGATCTGAATATGCTCTTGAAGCAAGTGCAGAAGAGCCTGCTATTTTAATTCAACTGTTTGAAATGGAAGAGGGCGAATTAGAAGAGACGGAATACTTCGTTGGTGCAAAAGCAGCAGATGTAATGATTCTGCCAGATACGATGTCAGATGATGAAATGGATAAGTCAATTTCTGGCAACTCTTCAAATGATGATGAAGAAGACGATGAAGAAGATGATGTTAAAAAAGCATACGAAGGCTGCGGTTGCCCTATGTGCAAAGAATTAGATGTAACATGTGATCAATGCCCACAATGTCAATCTGGTGAAATGAAATCAGATTGTTGTGCAAATGTAAACAAACAGGCACCATGTTGGGATGGCTATGTACAGCGTGGTATGAAACCAGGAGCAAATGGAAGACCAGTTCCTAACTGTGTTCCTGCTGAAAAGGCTGATGATCTTTGGGAAGATGATGATACTGTTGTTTATGAAACAGATTCGGTATCGAAGGCTGAGGGATATTCTCCGCCAGCAGGTGCTCGTGCAGCAGCACGTAAAGCAATTAGATTTAAAGAACAAGGTAAAGCAAAAGGTGCAGGTACATCAGTAGGTTGGACTCGTGCAGGTCAATTAGCACGAGGAGAAACATTATCACTAAGCACAGTTAAAAGAATGTATTCTTATTTTTCTCGTCACGAGGTAGATAAAAAGGGTAAAGATTGGGCAAATCAATCTAATCCTTCTAATGGGTACATTATGTGGTTAGCATGGGGTGGGGATGCTGGCTATTCTTGGTCAAGGAGAATAGTAAACTCTGAAAAAGATAAAAAAGTATTTTCAGATATACTTAATCCTATTCAAAAACAAAGTAATAGAAAGCGTGGTAGTGGCAATGTCTTCTGGCAAGTATAAAAGAAGCGATAAATTTAATCCAATACAAATTAAAGATGGAAATATTGTTCGTCTAAGAAAAGATGGAACAGTCAAAGCAGTACTTGGTAAATATGGCGAGTACAGCAAAAAGAATAAGTCTAATTAGATAAATACTTTTTCATTAGTTCCATCATTTCAATAGTATACTTATCATAATCTATTTCTATAATAAGATTACCATCAACTAATTTATGGATCTGAATTTCTTTACCAATATTAAATAATATATCTTTAATTTCTTTTTCTAAATCCATAACCAAATTATATCAGAGCCTCCTGTAGGATTTGAACCTACGACAACCCGCTTACAAGGCGGGTACTCTACCCCTGAGTTAAGGAGGCAACCCCTACTATCTTACATCAAATCTATCAAGCATCATTACCTTATTCCATGCCTGAGCAAAATCATCCATAAACTTTTGTTCTGCATCGTCAGAAGCATAGACTTCTGCAATAGCACGAAGTTCTGAATTAGATCCGAAAATAAGATCAACACGACTTGCGTTACCTATAAGATCACCACCAACATATCCTTCAAAATTATTGATAGATGTTTGTTTCCAGGTAATTTGTCCAGATAACAAACTGATCAAATAACCATTGCTTAGTCTGTTTGTCATTAATGTTCTCATTCCACTCAATAGAACAACCATCTCTACTGGTGTTAGGTTTAGCATATTTGCCTTTTCAACTAAAAGAACTTCTGAAGGAGTTATAACTCCATCTTTTAAATAATTCTTAAAGCCATCTGCAATCGGTTCAAGAACACTAAATGATTCCACATCTGTTTGTTCTTGTGTTGCATCTGTTCTTCCAGGTGTAAATGGTACTACAACCTTTTCTTCAGATACCTTTTCGATAGCAGCGCATCCAGCAAGAACAATTAAGTCTGCTAATGATGCTGAGTATTCCTTCTGCAATGTTTCTAAATAATTAATTACAGTGGAGATAACTTCTTTATTGTTGGAGTCCCAACTTATTTGAGGTTCCAAGCGAATACGTGCACCATTTGCTCCACCACGCTTATCTGTTTTACGGAAAGTAGATGCAGAAGACCACGCAGTATATACGAAATAATATAGTGGTATACCAGAAGACTTAATAGCCTTCTTGATAGACTCTACATCAATATTCATATTAACATTGCTTGGTACTGGATCTTGCCAAATTAGTTCTTCTGTAGGAACTTCTTTGCCAAGATAACGAGCAACAGGACCCATATCTCTGTGTGTTAGTTTAAACCAAGCACGAGCAAATTGATCTGAGAAATAGTCAAAGTCTTCTAAGAATCTTCTTGAAATCTTTTCGTATTCTGGATCAAACTTGAGAGCCAAATCTGCTGTTGTCATCACTGGAGCATGAAACTTTCCTTCAACATGTGCATCTGGTACTAAATTAACAGCAGATTCATCTGTAGGAATCCATTGTGTCGCACCAGCAGGAGACTTTACCTGCTTCCAATCATACTTAAATAGAATCTTTAAGTAGGAGTTATCCCACTTAGTTGGTGTAGGAGTCCATGCACCTTCAATACCACTTGTAATGGTATCTTCTGCATTACCCTTACCAAATGAATTCTTCCAGCCAAGGCCCTGCTCTTCAATAGATGCGCCTTCTGGTTCTGGTCCAACATTCTTGGGATCTCCAGCACCATGTGCTTTACCGAATGCATGTCCACCAGCAATAAGAGCAACGGTCTCTTCATCATTCATTGCCATTCTTGCGAATGTCTCACGGATATCTCGTGCAGATAACAATGGATCTGGATTACCGTTTGGTCCTTCAGGGTTGACATAAATCAAACCCATTTGTACAGCAGCAAGAGGATTCTCTAACTCACGATCACCGCTATAACGGTTGTCTGCAAGCCATTCCTTTTCGCTACCCCAATATGTATCGTCTGCTTCCCAAACATCTACACGACCTCCACCAAAACCGAAAGTTTTAAAGCCCATGTTTTCAAGAGCAACATTACCAGCAAGAATCATGAGGTCTGCCCATGAAATCTTCTTTCCATATTTTTGTTTGATAGGCCATAAAAGTCTACGAGCCTTATCTAAATTACCATTATCTGGCCATGAGTTTTGTGGGGCAAATCTATGTAGACCTTCTCCAGCACCACCACGACCATCAGTTGTTCTATATGTTCCTGCGCTATGCCATGCCATGCGAATGAATAGTGGTCCATAGTTGCCGTAATCAGCAGGCCACCAATCTTGCGAGGTAGTTAGAAGTGTATCAATATCCTTCTTGACTGCATCAAGATCTAAACTATTAAACTCTTCAGCATAATCAAAGTCTTCTCCCATTGGATCTGACTTAGATGAATTCTTTCTTAAAGGAGACAAGTCTAATTGGTTTGGCCACCAATCTTTATTATATGTTCCTTCATTATTTAAACTGTTACCCGTAAATGGGCACTTTGCTTCTGACATTACATTTCCTTCTACTAGTAGTTATTCCATTATATCAAACTCGTAGCCCCAACGGGAATCGAACCCGTCTTCCCAGATTGAAAATCTGATGTCCTAACCGATAGACGATGGAGCCAATGCGATCCGTATCGGACTTGAACCGACGACCTCTACCGTGACAGGGTAGCGTTCTAACCAACTGAACTAACGGACCATATGATACAGACACGATAGGTCTTCCTATTCCCATTCCTACCGTGTCTGTATCGCTGATCTGGCAGGTCTCGATCCTGCGACATCTCGATTAACAGTCGAGTGTTCTACCAACTGAACTACAGATCAATATTACTATTGTAGCACCTCTGATTGGATTTGAACCAACGACAAACGGATTAGAAGTCCGCTACTCTATCCACTGAGTTACAGAGGTTTAGTGCCCCTGGTTGGATTCGAACCAACGCTTGCACGATTTTAAGTCGTGTGCCTCTACCACTGGGCTACAAGGGCAAAGTAGAGCAGGTAGGACTTGAACCTACGATAACCGAATTATGAGTTCGGGGCCTTGACCAACTTGGCTACTGCTCCTTAAACCTATTATCTATCTGTTCTTGTACCATCTCTCCATGCAATAATTGTTTTTTTAATAGATTTTAAAAATGGATCCATATTAAGATTTACTTGAGGCCAACCACCCGCAGAACCCATACAGGCTGGGACAGTAATTTGACTTTTTTTAGTAGACTTTATATATTGTGTCATATATTTAGCAAAGTCTGCTGGAACATATCCTACATGCTTATTGTTAATTAAAACCATGACAGCATATCTATCAAACTTATTATTAGGCTCAAGTTTTAGTATAGCATTTGGATAAAACTCTCTTTCTCCTATAGCATTTAATTTAGAGTTAGACTCTAGCAATTTTCTTGTTGTGATAAGTCTGTGAGACTCACCAACTACCTCATACTTATATTTTGTTTTATTTGGATATAACCAAAAATTAGTACAGGTTCCGTCTGGTGTGTTGTACTCTACAATAGACTGTTCATATCTATATTTTTCCATACCACATTGATTATTTTCATAAATATTTTCTGGCAGCAAAATTTTAAACTGAATTACAAAGTTTGAACTCCAAGTAGAATATTCTTGTAATGCTTGCTGATATTTTAAAATATCTGTTGTGAGTATTTTTTGAACTCCAGGATATAAAATCTTTATTCCGTATTTTTTTAAAAGACTTCCATTATCAAACTTTTTATCAACGCTAATTACAGTTTCTGTTAAGGGGTCGACGACACAATGTTCCGAAGGGTCAAAAATTGGTTTTTCTGGAATAATATCTGCATGAGATATAGGGGTTGCAGTAAAAACGATTGCAAAAATAATAGCGATAAGTTTTTTCATTGTAAAGTCTTTCTGTTTGAGTTGTTTGCTTACATACTAATTATAGAACAAGGCAAGGCAGATTGTCAAGTACCGCCGTATTATTGTTTAGATTGATAATTTCTATCATTAAACATGCCATCATGAAAGGCACATATTAAATCTAATGACATATCATCATGATATTTATCATATAGTTCTGCTCTCATACCCATAAACGAAGACTCTCTAAATCCCCAAAACTCAGTCATTGCTTTAAATATTTCAGTTGAAACTTTATTATGTTTTTTACCAAGAAAGGCTGCATTAGATATCCAATAACCATATTCCTTTCCAGATATAAGTCTTTGTATGCCATCCTCAACCCCTATTGGTTGATAGTTATTGTCTTCATCCATTCTAAATTTTACGACGGGAGACATACAAATCATTTCTTTATCTGGATTCTTTTCAATAACCTTATCAATTGGAAACAAGCATACAGAATCCATATCTGCCCATATTCCACCATGTTCATAAACCATTACCTCTCTCCACACATCTGCTTGATTTAATGGAGAGTTATTTCTATCAAAAAAGTTTAATATTTGTTTGTTATTAAGTTTTTCAATATATGATCTCATCTGACTATTAGGAACATATCTATATTCCCAATCAGGATTCATAACTTGCCAGGTTTTGCTTGTATTTTTGTAGATATCTGGAAGATCTTCGTAATCCCATTTATGGGTTTGCCAAATTATTTTTGGAAATGCTGACATTATACTTTACTCCAATCCTTTTGATATATCAATTGTATCATTTGATGGTTTTATTTCTGGCAGGGTATATCGATCATTCTTCGTAATCTTATATAATAACTGTCTTAGTCTTTCGCAATCATCGTGTCTCCACCATGTATAACAAAACAGTTTATCTTCAGACTCTACAAGGTTAGGACAAGACCTATACTCCTCTACGATCTGGTCTATAATGACCTTCTGTGCCTTCTTACAGCCATTACAGGGACAGACCCAGTTAGACACCTTTAACCTTTTTAATAATATCAATTACAAGCATTCTCATGCCTAATGCATTTAACTGCATTCCGTTGCTTTCAAGAGGTATTTGTTCTATTTCAGAAATAATTTTATCTTTAACACTCTTTATAACTTTATGAGTTCCATTACATGTAGGATATTCAGTTGAAAAGCCACATCCACATTGCATATTATTTATTCTCCTTTATTGTTGTTTTCATTTTTTAATAATCCTAAAGCCGTCGCCTGTTTCTTCATCTTCATAATCCCAAAGATCCCACTTCTCCCAATATGGGACACCATCTTCATCGTAATCATCCCAACCTTTGCCAGACAAGTCCATCCTTAGTCTATATGTTGTACCATATTTTGCATATAACGGCCAAAATTTATCCCATAGAAAACAATTTAGTTTATATTTCCAGCCAGTGTAGCCTGCATCTTCCATATAAGAAATCTCCAACAAACCTCTGGATGCAATAGATCCAGAAAAATTTGCAATCCATCGCAATGGTGGCAAAGACTTATGCTCTACAATAGAATCATCGAATAGATCCATTACGAATCAACTCCCATTCTCCAGTTTCTCTTGCAACAAAAACATTTCCAGTCTCTCTATCAACGAGTAAATATTTTTCAGGACAGTTAGTTCTTAATGTAATCACAGTCTCTTCAGACATTTCTGTAAATTCAACTTGTTTCCTCATATACTTACTCCAATCAAAATACCTATTAGAAAACTAAATAAGCCTACAGACCAATAAAAAGTAGTTCTCATATATGCGATAGTAATATCTTTAATTACTTCAGTTGGTATAACAATTTCGTATCCTTCATTATCTGGATCTGGAAAACTATATCTTTTCACTTATGCTCCTTAAGGTGTCTATTAAGTGTATCATGGGCAAATATACCCCAACGGACTTCGGTCTCTTTTTTGCAAATAGGGCAAATTACAACTTTACTTGTCATATATTAATTATACAGTAAAGGTATCAGTTTGTAAAGTTTAATATTTTATTAGATTAAACTAAAAAATATAACAGCCCCAACAATTACAATTACACTTAATAAAATAGATCTCTTTGTTTCTTTAGACCATTCTTTCATTTCAATTGCCACGACTACCCCCAATACTTGAATGTAAAGTGCTTTTCGCAAACGTCTATAATCTTGCCAGTCTTTTGTCCTGGCTGAGTATACTTTGCTTCTTCATCACAATAAAAGCACTTTGTTGTTTCCATATTCTCATTATAGCATCTTGGACAACTTTGGATAAGATTCGGGGTATTTACAGAAGCAGTATACATAACCCCGCAGTTATAGCATAATATATTAAGAATCAATTTGTCCATGTCTCTGGTTCGTCTAACTCTAAAACTTCAATAATTTGTTCTGCTAATTCTTTGGCCAGTTTATCTTTATGTTTACCCTTAAGGCTATCATAAATAATATCAGAAATGGTTTGTACAAGGGATTCGTGGGATAGCATAATAAAGCAATTATAGTTGGTCTTTTGTCAAGGCCTCAACTATGATCCTGGCCCTTTCTCGCATTTCCCACTTCTCGTGTTTAGATAATTTAGGCTTATCTGCTACACGATTGATATTTTTGCTGTATCTTTTTTGACCAGCCTGAGATTTTGACTCATTTGATTGTTTCATTTTTTACCTGACATTTTTGTTTTTACCCATGAGCCTATTTTACAGATCATAACCTTAGCCCTCAGTTTTTCTCCGTAGTCGGGATGTTCCATCATAGAGCCAAGATACTCTTCTCCTGTTTCCATATCAATCAACTTCCACTTACCTGGTGCTCTGGTATGAATAATAAGATCAATTGGGTGATCGTAATTATCTACCTCTGTACCATCTAATAGTTTACGCTTGGACATATTCACTCAAATCTGCAGCAAAACCTACTGCTCCTCTTGGATTATCTAAAAAGTTTACCCCATGGTTAGTTTTGGCAGGTATATAAACTAAGTCTCCAGGCTCAACCATATAAGTCTGACCTCCATTGGCTACCCATTGTACACTACCTTGACACTGCCAGTAAAAATTATCTAATGGATCATTATGAGATGGAATATTGCTTATACTATTTGAAAGATTTACATAGTAGTTTGATAAACCCAAGACCACATCATACTCTTTAAACTTATCAATTACTTCAATGCATTTTTGAGGTGCTGTGGTTTGCATCACATATAAGTATAAGTCTTGTTTTACTATGATATTTCCGTGTAGTTTTCCACCAAGAGACTTATCATAATCTCCTAACTCTTTTATTTTCGACTTTTCTTTTGATTCTGAATATACTATATTAGCAAACTCATCCCAAGTTAATACGTTATTATGGAAACCTTTAAATACTTTGGTAGTTCCACTTCTTTTACATTCAATAAATTCTTTAATCACTTATAGAACCCAAGTAAACTTAACAGTCTTCTCTTGAAGATAAAAAAGATTTATTGATATCTTCCCAACATCTTCCATAAAGAGTATGTCTATTACCTTTAGTTACCTTAGTAACACGATGCTCAAACTCCTTATATAATGGAATGTTAATTAGCATACCTGGTTCTGGTTTGATGGAGTAATCCTTGTTTTTAAATTCTAAAATACCACCATTAAAATTATCATTAATATAAACATTAAATGATGCAGATATAATTGTTTCTGACATAACTGCAGCCTTATTAGATGATTCAGCGACTATTGTAAATTGTTTTTCTTTTGTATCTTCGTCATCTCTCTCGTAGTGCCAACCCATGGCCCAATCAACATCTTTCACTTTTTGATCTGGATTGTAAACAAGAGGTTCATCTTCTGAAACTTCAAAAAATGATTGCAGTGCTCCAGCACCAGCAAAGTATTTTGGCAAAACAGACTCTAATCTATCCTCAATATCATTAAGAAATGGTACTGGAACAAATACTGGATTATTTTTTGGATGAGGTGGAATTAAAATGCCATCTTCGCCATACTCAGGAACATAGCCAAGAAACTTATTTCTAATATTTCCACCATATGGGGAGCGCATAGTTGGATACCATCCGTTTGGATCAATTGCTTCTTTATTTAGCCATTCAAGTTCTTCTTCACTCAAAAAGTTACGAATAACCCAAAGATCTTTTTCGATGAACTCTTTGCGTGGCTCCCAGATATCCTTCAGGGTTTGCAGTTTTTGTGGATCTTTAACTTCTAATAAATCGTAATTAGGCATACAAAGATTATATCATAGTATAAAATATATTATTTTTAGTGCTATAATATGTAAATGAAAATTACAGAACTTCCCATGGGCATACTTTATATAGAAGATGCCCTTCCTGAATCAGAATACTTTATACAGCAAATAGAGAAATATGATCTTGACGAATTAACACACTCAGTCATACCGCCGTGGGAAGACTGGAGAGATAGTCGTCCAGTAAAAGGCAGTGGCTCAGAAAATGACTGGAAAATGCAGATAGATACATATTCAAAAGGCAAACAAAAATTATTTGATTGGGATAGATCTGCCAGTAACTATAATTTATTTTGGCCAAGACCAGAATATGTGTTTGAAGATTATGCACACAAAACTGTAGAAAAAACTATTGATCTTATAGATAAGCCGTACAAAGAAATTATAAAAATTTGGTCTGAAAAAACTGGCAATAAAGATTTAGAGTATATATCTAAAAACTATTTTCTCAGAAAGTATAAAGTAGGAGGTAAAATAGGTCCACATGTTGACAAAAATGTAGACAATCCATTAAATACAATGGATTGGTCAGTTTTATTTTATCTCAATGATAACTATTCTGGGGGAGAGATACTGTTCCCAGATTTAGATATTAAAATAAAACCATCTGCTGGAAGTGCGTTAATATTTCCTTGTACAACAGTGCATGTTGCTGAAGAAGTTACTGATGGTGAAAAATATTATATTTTTATGGTCATACATTCTGAATTTGGTTATTCTTCGGCGTTGGGTGAAGAATATCATCTAATGAATGAGGCAATATTAGAGCACAAAGGTGTAACAGATCATATATTGCTTGATATTAAAGCACAAAGATATAAAAAATAATATCATCTTTCAAGTTCGGCGGAAAATAGAATAACAAACCCTCTTATGCTCTAAACGAGCAATAGGGGTTAATATCTCTAATATGGCCTATGTTATAATTAAACTCTACAGATAGGGTTTGTATGTTCATATATGATGATAATTTCCTAAGCGACCAGGAAATAGATGATATAGATACTATATTCAATTCTGTTTATAAATGGCAATATTGTAATATTTTAGATAAGGTCGATGATGAAGGTAACATCAAATACTTTACCTCAGACCATGAAGAAAATACACCAGAATATAAGGCTACAAGGTTTATCCTAAATAAAATGCTAAACAAATACCAAATTGGCGAGGGTATAGTGAGTAGAGTCAAATTCAACATGACACCCCCTAATACAAAGACTATAGTATCAACCCCACATACAGACATGTCCGCATATCACCTGGTTTTTCTATATTACGTTAATGATGCATACGGAGACACCTTGATCTATGATGGTTTGGAGATAGTTCACTCAATATCACCCAAACGTGGTGCTGCTATCTTGTTTGATGGTTCTAAACATTCATGGTGTACACCACATATGGGACCAATGAGACAGGTTATTAACGTTAATTATATACCCCGCTCAAAAATAACATCTTATTAAATATACCGTCGCAAATAATGGTTTTATAATTACCCAATGCATTTACATAGATTTAGTACCCATGCAGATGACACCAAGATAATCTATTTTTGTACTGTTTGTGGATGGGAAAAGACAGAGTTATCCACAGGGTTATCATCGGTTTGACATTAGTTATCCACAAGTTATCCACAGATAAATCTTACTGATTATATTATTGGATAGGGTTAAAGTGGAGTGAAGTGGAGGATAGTGGTGAATGGAACGTTTTTATAGATGGCGTTCGTAATCCCAAACCTCACAAACCCTCACACCCAATATCTTCAAACCTCACAAACCCTCATACCATATATGCCCGATATTGTCAAACCATCATATAAGGTTTGGGCATTATACATCCAAAACCATGGTTTGTCAATAGGGTTCGTAATCTATTTTGGATGAAAATTGCCAAATATCCAGGAAAAATTCCAATAAGTTCGTAATACTTTTTAAAATGTTTTAAAACCAGGAAATATGGTTTGTTATTCCTTTATAGGGGGATTATAGAGAGGTTCGTAATCTTTTTTAACTTCTCCCGCCGTTTTGTAGAAGGCAGGGATGAATGGTTTGAGAGGTGCCTTTGCAATTGAGTATAACATACCAGTCAAAACCGTCATGTCTTTTGTAAAAGAGTCCCAGTCAGATTGCTGATCATGTCTGTGTTGACTTTTGTTTTGATACATCTTTGAAAAGTGACGGGGACTCATATAATTATTATACTCCCGTTTATTCCCGCCAAACTTTCTGGAGGGGGGAAGAAATCGGCGTTCGTAATGTCTTTAAAAAACGGCGGGGTATATAAAAGACATCGTAATACCCCTAGTACTATACAAACAATCATACACTATGGCTTGAAGGTTTGACAAACCAAAAATATTATGCTATATGGTTTGGGGAAAATATGGTTTGGATCGTAATCTTTCTGGGAAAAATTTACAATGGTTCGTAATACATTCGTAAAATGGTTTTATGGTTTGTGGTTTGATATGGTTTCTAGATATCTACCTAGGCGGCCCCGCAAGGGGGACTTAGATTTTTAGTCTTCGTCCTCTTGCTTGGCTTCTACGATTTCAAGGATTTCGTTTAGGCTATCCAAACCCTCAATTTCTTCCTCTGACAATTCTAATGCTGCCAAGAATAGATTGAAAGTTTCATTTACATAGTCCTCTGCCATAGGGTTTGGTGTTACCACTCCCGTAGCAATAAACCATGACAAAGGCAATCCAATGTCATTATAAGAAATGAACTCTTTGAGTTTTTCGTCATCTCTGTATTCAAACCAGAACTGACCTAAAATCCCGCACTTATCCGAAAAGGGTACCGACATGTTGTTCTCCTAAATAGTCTGACATAAGTTTATCATGTTCTTCCCCTGCTGTCAAGGCAAGAACTTCAAGGCGGTGCCATACAATTGGTGGGTGGTTTCTCACCAAATGATAGCCAACAGCCTCAAGGTTTAGACCCATGTCTTCGTTGATTATCTTTGCTATTCTCTGTGCTACTTGTATTTCTTTGGTATTCTGTGGTGCTCGTCTAACACTGTAAGCCATAGTTCCTCCTTATAGATTGTATCAAAAAAAGATGTGGGAGGCAAGTCCGTAGACAGTCGAACCTGCCCCCCTGGCAACAAGCGAAGGTACCCAGTCTTCGCTTTATTTAGTGACCGTCGTCACAAGATTGTAGTTAATAAAATCATTAATGGAATGCCAGGCCTCACCCTCACCAACTGTCATGTCAGTGAAATCAATGGTGATTGGATGGTCCAAGAATCCTTGGTCTGACGGGTCCATGGCATAAATTCCATATCCTGTCTCATCCAGAATAGATTCTTTAATAATATAACTAATAGCCATTCGAGTCGCATACGGGATATCACCCATTTCAATACGTGGCATTGCATGTCCAAGCGCTGCTGCCAGCAGTTCATACATATGGCTTTCGTCCCAGTGACTGTATAGGGTTACAGCCTGGTCCTCTGATTGTTTAAATACGAAATTACAACGTGCTCCCATTAGGAGTCCTTTCTGTAGTAGGGTTTATGTTAATGGTATCAAATTCCAGCGGCAATGTCAATTGGATCCAATCATTCATCATCAAGATACTCTCCTGTAAAATCGATTACAACCATTCCAACTCTGCCGTCCTCATTAATATGGGCATAAACTGGATATAAACCGTCACCATAGCCAGTAGAAAATGCTACTGCTTGATTTCCTAATTCACCAAAGCCCTTGGTAATGGTAGCGTTGCAAGCACCGAGGTAGCCATACTCACCAACTCTATTAACATGGTCGTCAAAGTTATCTACTTCTCTGTCCCAGTTTTTCCACTCATCTAAATAGCATGGGTCTCCAATAATGGCTTGACCACTGTCTACTGCAAACTGTCCTATTAGTATTAACTTATCTGTCTTAAGCATTGTCTGTCTCCTTTTGTTTAATAGCGAAAGATATATCATACGTCAAACCGTAGCAAAGTGCAAGTGCGTCTGTATATCCCTCCCAATATTTACGTTCCATTGATTCCATGGCGTCGGAATAGTCGTTTTCTTCCTCTACCTCTTGGGCCATGCGTAGTTCTGCTTCAGCCTCATACATCATATTCTTTAGTTGTCCGTGCATGATGTCGATACCTTCAACACCAAGATTAACTAACTTTTGTAAACGCTCATCGAGCACGGTAGGTGATATTTCCATTATGCCTTTTCCAATCTATAGTCGGGTACATGCTTTTCATCCAAGTATACCTTGTGGTCCTGACATTCTGCAACACAGTCAAGGTCAGCCTCGCCCATATAGTGACATACATTACATATCTCACCGCAGTCATTCTCACAATACTCAAGACTGTTAAGTTCATCACAGTCACGACACTTGTTCTCGTATTCCTCAACGGTAGTGATAAAACCATTAAGCAATGTAACTTCCCCACCCCAACCTGTTTCTTCTTCATAAGATAGATTGAAGTTGAGAGTAGGATATTGTTCTGATAGTTTAGTTATAGCCTGAATAGGTGGAGACCAAGCGGTATTGAATTTATATCCAAGAACTGTAGTGCTCTCCTCATATAACTCAGTATCAGGATACTTATCGTTATCGTGAACAGCAACGTCCCATTTGGTTCCCCAATTGCGAACATTCCAGTCGTACCAATGATTACCCTTGAACATAAGAGATTCCTCTAAAGGCAGGGTATGGTCAGGTTGCTTGATATATTCCTCGTCTGAAATACCGTCTTGTCTATGATTATATATATTATGAAATGCAAACACAGGATTAGGGTAAGTAGTTTGAGATACTTCCATTTGTCCAGTTGTAGCATTCCATGAATCATGGTCTTTTACAAATGGTTTGTTGAGTTGTCGTTTGATATCTGCAATCAGGGTTTCGTCACCTGATATGTCAAGATAGTTGTAGCACCAATTGGGCATTGGGGTCCTTTCTGTTGGGTTCGTAATGCAATTTTAGCAAAATGTCAGGGGTATGTCAAGTTACTCCCAATATTGCACAATAGTCCTAATGGTAGTATGGATCTGACAATCACAGTCATCCGATGTGTCTCTGTCATCAAAATGAGATAGGTTATCTTCATAGATCTCTGTAACTAATTCATCAATGGTGTACAGTCTGCTCATTGTAGGCCTATCTTAGTAAGTACGTAATTGAATGCCGCTACCTGTCCATTAATAAAATTATATTCAAAGTCAAGGTCAGCAAAGTCTTTAGCAGCAGGGTCAAGTGCTTCCATTTCATCAGCAAGATTGCGTAGGTCTTCTTCCAAACCATTACGCATTTTAAATATGTGGGTTGTTAGTTCGTCTATTGTCATATATTTATTATCCCACAATCCAGCAAAAAAAGCAAGTGCTACGTAATAAAATATTTACAAAAATACAATGTCCGATTTGTCGGTTTTGCTAGGCATTTTTTGTTATGATCTGCAAATTGAAAAATAAAAATTGAGCAGTTTTATTTCATGCTCAGGAAATTTTGCTATGCGAGTTGCAAAGTATTTTTTACAACAGTTAGCAAGCGATTTTTTTCTGCTGTAATTGTTGCGTCAAAACCAGAAGCAGCAGCGAGCATTGCCTCAGTATTTCCACCACGAGCAGAACGATGCCAATCAAGGCGTTCAGTAAGAGCATTGAAAGCACCCCACGCATTGCCAGCAATCATGCCATTGAACTCACCTGTGTAGATGTCATTGATAACATCAACCTTGTTAGTCCAACGAGTAAGTGCGCCCTTCTTTTCTTCATCAGGCTTAGGATACGCAGCGAGAACAATATCATTGAACTGTTGCGCTGTGATTTCTTTCTCAATCATTTGTTTAGCCATGATGTCGAAAGCGTCCATGTAAGCATTAGCAAGACCAAGAGCCTCACGAGCAATTTGAACTTTACCATTAGCGGTCTGTGTGTGGCGAATCTTGAAAGATTGCTTGATAGCATTACGCCCACGCTTAGAGCCAAGAGCAAGGTTTAGAGTGTTAGCGCATACAACACGAACAGGTGTTATACTTGCTTGAATAGCAATAGAGCCGTCATGTGATGTATTGATGAGAAGATAAGTTTTGACCTTATCCGCAACACCATTTGGGTCTAATACAGTTTCACGCTCAAGAGCAAGAGAACCGAATACAACACGACCTCCACGAATAGAGCCAGCAGTTTCCCAACGACCTCCGCCGTCAAGAATATTATCACCGAATGAGAATAAATCTTCATTCTGTAAAACATGATAACGCTCACCAACAACACCGAGAATATCGGTCTGTGTGTTATCCGTAGGGTTAGTGCGAACAACATATTGATAAGATTTATCTGACGATAAGTGAGATGGAACATTTACGTCCTCAAGACGAACATTCCAATTGTTTAGATTAGCAGCAGATAACATTTCTGCTGTTGTTTTTTCTTCCGTGAATACTGTGCCAAGACCATGCCAAGCAGGTTCACGGAATGATGCGAAAGAAGCAACGCCATTTTGCGTTTCTAATTCATGCGCCATTATTTTTTGTCCTTTCTGTAAGTGATTTATCAATCTTAGCATAACCCTCTGACAATTGCAAATCCTGGTACGTAAATGTCCCGACACGCCGTAAATTTGACAAAATAAGATTTTGCGGGCTAGGCAATTTTTAAAGAGCAGTTTACGTGGACGTGCTCAGGTCCCTTGCATGCTCCCTAAAGAAAGGATGAAAGAGGAGCAATGCTTGCAGATCTTGGCCCCTTTCATGAAGGCCAAGAAATTTATTAGTCTACACGAGAGATGTGGTCAACTTCTACATCAACTTCAACGTCGTGTGAATGTGAATCTGCATAAACGGTTAAGTCTATGTCGTCGATATCAAAGTTTGCTAAATCACTAAGTGGTACAAGTACACGACCAGTAATTGTGGCTGTTGCCTCGAATTCAATTTCCTTAGTTGGGTTGAATCCAAAAATGCTGCAGATATCAGAGACAATATCTTCTGAATCCATATCAAGATAATCAGGAAGACGATTCTCTAACTGATTTACTTTATTAATGTATTGAGACAGACTGGCTGCATTAGAACGATTCTGATACAGGTCCCACTCAAGGTCCACAACCTTTACGGTTGGATATGTAGCGGCACCATTCTCAATAACCTTATAAGTTACGAGTTGATTGGAGTTGTAGTGTTCGGGTACTACGGTTTCTGTTGTTTCCATTATTCAATATCCTTTCCCATGGAATCCATTTCCTTTATTGTTTCAAGCATATCATTTAGTTGGCTTTCAGTCAAGCAGGCATGAGTAACTAAAGTAGCGGTCATTGCTGATAGATGAGCAGAATACATAAACATTGCTTTAGCAAAGTCCTCGTCGCTCATTTCATTTCTGTGATGATAAAGAGCAGAAGCCAAATCCATAACACTCTCGTCATGAACTGCGTCCTGCGTTGCCATTTGTATTGCTATTGCGGTGCTAATCATTTATTTATCCTTTCTTAGATAATATAATCATAACATTTTTTAGAGGGGAAATCAAATCGAGAACGTAAACTATCTCACATAGTGGACTGTGTTTTAAATCACATTGCCTAGGCGATTTTTTGAGAGGGGAGCAGTTTATACTCATGCTCAGGAGTAAGGTTACTCAAGGGACTTTCGCAGAAAGATCAACACAATTCGATTTTGTGTCGCAGTCTGCCTTGAACACAGAGTAACAATTTTATTAGTAAGTCTTTACCATAGCAAATCGTTGCTGACCATTTGCCAAACGAAGCATTACACGAGTTACATTTTTACTTTGTGGAACAAACTTTTCAATTCGTCCTGTAACGCCTGTCTTGCTGGTAGTAAATAAATCTCCTACCTGATAAGTGTAGCCTCCGAGTGTCATTTGTTTTCCTTTCTGTCTATTTTGTTAGTGAGCAGTTTTATCTCATGCTCAGGAGAGTGAATTACAAGTATCGGGCGATAGCGTTGTAAGTTGAGGTAGAAACTACTTCCTCATCTGTCATCTTGAGAATACGAATAGCGTTCTCAATTTCATCTACCATTTCTTTGTATTGCCACTCATGATAAGTGTCAAAATCCTTTTCAGGTTGAGCAGGTAGGTCAATAGAACCTTTAGGCAAATCAAAAGAAACATGAACCATGCCATTGTATCTTAGATTAGCAGATAAGTCCTCTGCCTTGTTGATAGCGTTGAGAGAAAGTTTAGCAACATCTTTAGACCACTTTTCGTGAGCCTTGTTGAACTTCTCCTCGTTAGTTGCTTGATTAGCCTTATCCTTTTGGATTTGTGCTAACTTAGTTTCTAAAGCCTTGATAACTTTAGTCGTAGCGATTTTCACGCTAATTGCTTTTTGGCTTCTTGCCATTTTGTTTTCCTTTCTTATGGGTTTTGGGTTATTTATAGTCTAACATTTTTCAGTTAGAAAGTCAAGTGAGCAGTTTTAGTAGTCATGCTCAGGACTTTTCCTGTATTAGGAATTACTTTGCTGTCCAAGTTGTCCAGCGAGGTGTGCCATTGACATCAAGTTTGACACGAACAGTTGAGCCGTCCTTGTTTGGCTTGATTTCTGTGATAGTGCCTGTAACCTTTGACTTCTGTGAGGTGTATAGGTCGCCTACCTTGTAGGTTGCTGTTGCTACTGCCATTTTCTTTCTCCTTTGTTAGTTGTTTTCTTACTTGTTATTATTATGACATTTATTTTTTGCTGTGTCAAGTTATTTCTGACATTTCTCACATTTTGAGATTGTGAGATAGGTCACTTTAGGGGGGGATAGAAAAGCACCCATAGGAGCATAGCCCACCCTAATAATAGTATTATTTTCATCTGTCCCTTACTTTTTCTTTGCGCTAAATACTATATCAGATTTCTCGTCAATACACAAGCCACAAGACACGCATGCGCTGCCTGCCTGTGAGATTAGGGGAATAGCCTTTTTATTCTCAGGACACTTAGCACCAGGCTTGCCTATCATTGCCTTTAGGTCTGCCTGCCCAATTGCGAAGGTATCCGCAAGGTATGCCAATCGAATGCCCTTTTCCTTATTTAGACTAATAGCAATCTCTTTGTTATCTTTATCTGTTGAATAGTATAGAGATAAGTTATCTATATTCTTTAGCATATTAGCAGCAGAGGCTACACGTGTATAAACCCAGAATTTGATATCAGGGTTATTTAGAATAACGTGTTTCCATGCGAATGCGTACTCATCAGAAAAGAAGTCCCCGTCCCAGTGAATGCGGAATAGCAGAGGAGCGTCTTTCTTTTCACAATCTTTTCTAAAGTCTTCAATCATTTCCTGCAGCAGGTTTTCCATAGTGTCATGGTCTGCGTCTTTTAGTAATTCCCAATTGTGCAGGAGTACAGCCTTTACTCCTTTGTATACTCTTTCAAGTTTTCCTGCGTAACAAACACTTTCACAAGTATTGGTGGCACCAGGGCACGAGAAAGCCTTTCCAGCAGGCAATCCAAAAGTGTTGGCAATTGTTGGGGTTTTTCCATTGGGTGAGACGGCATTAGTTACCTTTCTGTCCATGCTACGTTTTAGTTTCATGGGTTCCTTTCTTTATTTTTATTATAACATTTTTATTTTGATAAGTCAAATTTTTTGTGTTTAACTTTGCGGGAGTAGGATTTTTTATTCCTTAATGGAGTTGCAGCATTAGATCTGCGTAATTCCATAAGTCTGCGTAATTCCTCAGCCGTTTTTTTCATCATGTAATAATCTTATCATAAAAATAACAAAAATGCAAATGTCCGAATTGTCCGAATCGCCTAGGCGGTTTTTAGAAGTTTTCTATAAATAATTCAAAACGTTCATCATCAGTTATATCTGAAATTTCTTTTTCACCAAATTCATTTTCATAGGTGACAACATAACCAAATTTTGCTGGGGCAATTTCAATTACTCTAACAACTTCATCATTCAAACCAATTAGATCTCCTACTTCTAATTGGTCTGCGTTGAGAATATCTACCAAGCGAAAGTCTTCTTCCATACGAATCATTGTATCAGACATTTAGCGAATGGATACCTCTCCATTACGATAAAAGGTTTTTGTATACATTTTACCTGTTGGGTCTGATAGGTTGTAGGTTGCGTATTCCTTAGCATCTCCAAAGTCTACGCATTTATCCCACACATTTACGGCTTCAAGCATGTCTGATACTCGCAGGGTATTTACAAGGCTTCCGTCATAGGAAGTAGTAAGTGAGTAAGTGTATTCCATTTTAGATTTCCTCCATCGCTATTAGTTCGTCATTTACAAGTCTGAAGCCTGTTGAGATTACTACCTCGCCATCTTCTCCTTCATGGAAGAACGCTTCAGGGAATAGGTCAAGAACCTTTACTACCATTTCATCAAATTTCATTAGACTTCCTCTCTTTCAATAAGCCACGCATCAAGGTGGTGTTGTTCAATAATAGCCCAAGCAGGAGCAGTAGTCAAACCTTTATAACTTACACCTTCAGGCATAGGAATTTCTAAATCCCAAAGTCCTGCGTCATTCACAGCGTCAATGGCTTCAACACAAGGTTGAACCATGATAGGTGGAACGGGTGGGTAGTGATTAGCAGACAAGTGAATTCTAATCTGCTTCTCAATAGCCATATCATCAAACAACGCTAAATCGTGTGCGAAATTACTTCCCATATTAGTAAGCCTCCTGTGTTGTAAATAATTGAGGCTCACTTAGTAAGCCATTGTCAAATAATACTGAGCCGTCTTCGTCAAGGATTAGCCCGTAGATATTACACTCGCAGTCCTCCATGTCGTAGTCCTCGCCATTAGCAAATCCATGATAACCCTTGCCGTAGCATAGGTCGCAGTTAGCAATAGTCCGTAGTGCGTATTCCAATTTATCCATTTTTTATTTCCTTTCTTTCAATAATCTAACCTTATCATGGGGGACTGACAAAATCAAATCCCCCACGCCCTTTACCACGAAGAAGTGTAGTAAAAGGACAATTTGGACATTTCGGGTAGAGCAAATACTCTGTCCAATTTAGCCTTAGTATTCTTTAGGTCTTGCCAATACCATTCATCGATATCAGTACCGCCAAAGAAAAATCCTGCTTGTGGGGGTAACAAGTTAGGATTACGCTCTGCCAAAGCCTTATTCACAAGATCAAGTAGAGATTTCAATTTCTCATGGGATACATAGTATTCTCCACAATTATCTTCTCCACCCTGAACATTCTTTACAAACCAAGCGTGTATCTGATTAGCCTTGCGCCAATAAGCACAAGTTACTTCAACATGAACGCCATAGATATCAACAGCAACATCTTTCATTCCTGCTGTTTCAACAATATTATTCCACAAAGGGAATACCACTTCAGGAGAGTCATAAGACAATTCATCATTATCCTGTAACGCCTGCCAATTTACTTTTTCCACATACTTTTTAGCGTGGAGATACATATCCAAACCCATTTTATTGAGCCTCCTCTACAACATCGACAACATCAAACACATCAAACTTTGCTAATTCGTTTTCAGGCAAATTTAGAAAAGTTTTATTTAGAGCAAATACAGCAGATAAATCTGAGTCTGCTTCAGTAACAAAACTAATTAGAACATTTTTTTTCATTAGTTATCCTTTCTTTATTTTCAGGCTTCCAGCCTATCATTTTCTACTGACATTTTCAATCCGACACGCCGATAAATCTGTGGGGAAATTCACATTGTAACGTAATTCACATTGTGGATAAACCTGTGGAAAACCCCCTAGGCGATTTTAGTTGAAAGTTCAAGCATTTTTAGCAGCGCACACAAAACACTTTAGATCTGCGATAAAAATTCTACCGCAGATTTCGCATTTACTAAATTTAGTTTTCTTTCGTGGCATTTCTAATTATAAAATAAATTGAAAGCACTAAACCAATTTGAACAAGTGTAGTTAGAATTCTCATCATACTGGAATTAGTCCTATCTCATCAACACCGCAAGCAGTTTCAAATTTTGCTTTGTCGAACATTTCGTTTTTAGTTGAGAAATAAACTGCGAAACTTTCCACGAGGTCTTCATAGACCTGCGGGTGAATTTCATCTTTGACATCATTTAGAATTGAGGCGATAGCCTTGAAGTGTGATTTAGTTAGTGACATTATTTATTTTCCTCATCTAATAGAATGAAAGCAGTTGAGCCACCTTCGTTGATTTTTTCTAATTCATTTACTAATTCTGTATGAGTTAGAATTGAAGCATCACCTAACAAGTCTGTAATTGCTTGAAGATTCATTTGAGTAAATACGCCTGCGGGAAGCATAGCAATTTGATTTGCCATTGGTGAATTATTATATACTCTTGAAATAAATTTTACACCTTGAGCGGTAAATGGGTAATCTGTATAAGTTGTTGTAGTCATTAGTTATTGCCTTTCTTAGTTGTTGATACAATTTTAGCGATTTTCTCTGAGTTTGTCAATTGTTGCGCTTTGCGCTGTGCTTCAATATAAGCCTTGAATTCATCAAGTTTCATTAGTCTGCCACCTTTACGGCGACAGTAGCCCATTCGTCATTGAAACGACCTGTTGGGCGGTAGCGAATAGCGAAAGCCTCATAGCCTTCTGATAAATAAATATCCTCACGCTTTTCTGCGTGGTTGATAATTCCGCCATTGAAACGACGGCGTAGAGAACGAGGTGCGTAGTAAGTATCTACCAGCAAATCTTCAATTGAATAAGTTTTCATAGTTTTTACCTTTCTTTATGTATCCTATTATTTCATATTTTGGCGTAGAAATCAAATCGACACGCCGTTAGTTTTTGTGATTTATCTCTCAGCCTGTTTTAGTAGGTAGGCATTATTGAGAGGGCGTGGATTATTAGAGAATAAACTCTCAACCACGGCTTTATCCTTTATCGCTTGGATTTTGCGTTGCTCTTGTTGAGCCTTTAGTATTCTATCAAATGTAGTCATTTTTCGACCTTTCTTTATAATTTTATTATTTCATACTTTTGTAAAAATGTCAATTCGACACGCCGTAGCGTGGGTGTGATTTACCTCACACAGGGAGAATATCTGTTCCGTAGTATTCTACGGCTTCAACAATGTTCATCATGCCTTTATAGTCACGGCAAGAGTAGCAGATAGCGTTCCAACCATCTGTTAGTGATGAGCAAAATACGCAGATTTTATCTGTTAAGCAGAAATCCATTTCAATTAACAAATCTACTACTTCATTTCTATTTAGTGTAGTCATTTTCTGACCTACCTTTCTTTTTGTTATACTGGTATCCTATCAGGGGGGACTGACAAATTAGCCTGTTTTTCGGGCGTGTCGGGAAACTATTTTTGTGACCTTAGACACATAACTTATACACAGCCTGTGGATAACCCCCTAGGTTGCCTAGGAAAATCGGACATTTAGGACATGTGATACAGAACACAAAATATTTTTTATTTTATCGGCGTGTCGTGTTGACTTTGTCAGTGTTCTATGTTATTATTCTCCTATAAAGAAAGGTTAGTTATGAGTAAGAAAAAATGTATGTTGTGTGGTCAGACCACTTATGTCTCTAAGCGCAGTATCCCTGCGATATGTCCGAATTGTGTAGATTCGCTAAATAGTGTGAGATAAATCACACGGGGGACACCACAGACACCCCCCAAAATGTCAGTGGCAGGGTATAGAATAACAGTATTAGAAAAAAGAAAGGTTAGGTGGCAAATATGCTAAACCTAAGTTATACAGCACAGAAAGAGGATACTCTCGTTTCTGTATCAAATCGCCTCATGGTTAGTGAGCGTCAAATAAATGACCTATTAGATACTCTTGTATCAAGTGGTTATGATATTCTCTCAACAGAGATTACAGACGGAGATTATTCTCCACATTGGCAAGGTTAGTCCTTGTCAGTGCCCCCTGATAGAATTACATCAACAAAAAAGAAAAGGATAAATAAATGATAAACTCAGTTCAAACAATAGATTGCGATACATGCTCAGGCAGAGGGCACATCTTTTATGGTGATAACGAGGATTACGCCATTGAGCCTTGCGAGTGCGTGTTATAGTGGCAGGGTATAGCGTAGAACAATTACGCAGAAAAGCACACTTAGAAAATGGCGGGACATTAGCAAATTATGACCGCTCACATTACTTACATGATAAAATAGAATTAGGAGAAAATAACAATGATACAAGTAAAACTAACAACAGTTAGCGGAGAGTCTAAGACTATTCCGTTTTACAATAAACAAGCAGTAGAAAATTTTATAGGTTTCTTTCCAGCACAGTTGCCAAAAGGTGTTGCGGTTTGTATTGACGCACCACTTATCGGAATTCACAACGGGTGGATTGTCGGGGAAAAGCAGGCAGTGGAACAACTTATTGACTAAGTAGCGGATCTATAAATAAAAGAAGTGGTGGGCTATGTGCTCACTATTTTTTTTGCTTTTTTATTATTATTTCCCGTATCATACATTTCAGCAAAAAATTCAGATTTTTGGTATAATGGATCCATGATATTACATAAGCACATGTTAGTAAACGCAAAGGTGTCTAACCCCATCAGATCAGAAGATGAGGCGGTAGAGTTCTTAAAAGACCTAGTTCGCAGGGTAGATATGAAAATAATTAAGGGACCATTTGCATCATATGTAGATGCTCCTGGCAATAAAGGTTTGACAGCAATTGTTATGATTGAAACAAGCCATATAGCATTTCACATTTGGGACGAGGTAGATCCAGGATTACTGCAATTCGATCTATACACCTGTGGTAGCCTAGATAAGTTCACAGTACTTAATGCACTGAATGAAAGGTTTGATATAAAGGCTATTGACTGGGTTATCTATGATAGAGAAAATGGTTTCGTAGTAGAAGACATCTACATGTCAAAGGAACGCTAATGTCCGAATCACAAAAAATTTCAGAAAACGACAATATGGGTCGTGAAAAGTTTTGGGAAGATCTGGGTAGAGCAGAAAACGACGGTCTAGCACTTAAATTATTCAAAGATCAGTGCTGTTCAGAGTGTTCTTGTAAAAATTAAAAACCTGTCGTATAATTACCTCAAGGAGGTCATATATGACACTTAAATCTATATACGATATATCATTAGATTCTGCCGACGGGCAGACCAACTTCCTAGAGCAATTTAGAGGAAAAGTAACCCTAGTTGTTAACACTACGGTTGGATGCGGTAACGCAAATCAAATGGAAGTTTTACAATGGCTACAAGATAAGTACGGTGGAGAGCACTTTCAGATAGTTGCTATTCCAACCAATGACTATTGTGGTCCTGGAATCACACACGGTAAATGGTCAGAAGGTATTACTTGTGGAGCAGACTCAGCAAATTACGGAAAAGATGTTTATGGAACAACTTTTCAATTCTCACAAATGGTATCTTCAATTCCAGGTTCAGGCGTAAGCCAGCAGTTAGGAGTAGAGCCAGGACATAACGGACTTGGACAACCTTTTGGTGAACCACACGAGTTATATCTAGAAATCAGAAAGCACCAGATTGCTGCTAAAGAAAAAGTAAACAATACTGGAATGGATCACAGAGAAATGTTTAGAGATAAATACTTCTCCTGGTGGTTAAATCGTGGTTTCTATGATGGACTATACATGGGTGGAAACTTTGAAAAGTATCTTGTCGACAAGGATGGATATGTTGATAAGCATTTCCAATGCACAATTCTTAACTGGGACTCTGAAAAGACAGTAAAAGAAATGGCAGCAAAGGAAGGAAGATCAGATCAGATCGACATCGGCATGGGACGCTCTAAGAAAATATTTGAAGAAGAGTGGACAGTTGTATGTCAGAATATTGAAGAATTAATGATGGGACGCAAGTCTATTATTAATCCAGTAAATAACTTGGTTGCTCCTTCAGATGCTTCTAGCATTAAGGAACCATCACTTAGCATATAAAAGTAAAATACTCTAGCCTTGTTTTTTAGACATCGCTAGAGTATTTTTTTATATATATAAACGTTTTATTCTGCTACATAGTCGAGTGTACTACGATTAATAATACAGCCCAAATCGTTGACGGCAGCCTCTTGAGTTTCTGCTTCAACTACAATTACAATATTTAGATCACGAGGTAGAGCAGGTGCATCTATTTCTTTAAGATGCTCATTCCACTTTTCGTTATCTAGTTTAAAAGTATATTTAGACAAGTAAACCAGCCTCCTTTAGTTTTTCATATACGTTACTTAGGATAAAAGTTAGGCTTGGCTGGCTTTGTTGAATTTGTGACTCAACGTCAGCATCTGCCATACCAGACTTCTTACCTAATTCTCTATTGTCGTTATTCACGCTCTGAAGCATCATGTAAATTACTTCATCTTTTTCCATTTTTTCACCACTTTCCTATAGGACATTTTGCGCTTCTTAGTGTTGTCTTAAGTTTCATAAAACAACCACACTTCTTACATTTTACCATACGACGATTAAAGTGTTCGCACGTATTGCATATTTCAAGGCGGGACTCAATTAAATCTCTATCGCTTCTTGGCTGACTAGGATCAAATAGATCACTAAACTTAACATCGTCTCCCACCATTACATTCTATCATAAAACAATCAGCAATGCTATAATGAATAAATGAAAGAGACTACTACCATATACTGGTCATCTAATCTAGATAATCAATCTCAAATAGACCAATGGCCATTAAAAAATCCAGAGCCTGTAGTAAATTATTTTTTGAATAAAAATATAACAGAAGACCCAAGGACAAGCATATTTAACTGTCCTGCATCAGCAGCATTTTTTAAAAATCTATTTGTATTTAAATCAAACCTAAGCGATAGATGCGATTGGCCTGAAGGATATCTATCTGAAATAGTAAATACAAAGTTAGGTAAGTTAGATGGCTTCAATAATAAAATACCAATAATCCAAGAACGCAAGTCAGCAATAAGCGGGTATATAGATTTAATCTATTCAATAAACTTTGTAATGTTTGCAGACAAGCCATTAAAGATAAGACTCTCATCTCCAAGTTATCCACCTTCTGCTCCATCTAATAGTGCAATGTTTACTAGTGGTGAATTTGATTTTGGCAGATGGTTTAGACCTGCTGTGCTTAACTGGTTTGTCCCATTAGACAATACTGAGTTTGTTATAAATGAAGGAGATGGGCTATTCTACGCTCAGGCATTAACAGATGAAAAAATAGTTTTTAAAAGGTTTGTACCAAACGATCAAATTAGATTTTTAACTTGGTTAATGGGACAAGAAGGGCGGGGACTTAAATTGGAATCCAGATACCAACTTGCCGAGGGTAAAAACATACAACAACAAATTCTTGACGAAATTAAAAAAACCGTAATAGACTAACTACCAATCCATCTTGTCATAATAAGTAACAGAATACTCTCCACCAAACACTTCGGCATATGAGAAAATATCACACATATATTTCTTCATGGTCGTCAAACCAACTTTATCCGACATATACTTCAAACCATGTGTCAATGTTTCATGTGAAACCTTCTCTTGGACAAATGCCTCATTAATGGTTTGCATATACCGCTCTTTGCCATACCGCTTGGATGTAAAGGATTGTATTGGATATACCGTCCGAAATTCCTCATCCACACCTTTGGCAATATCTGTGTTTTGGATCACATATTCTACTGCAGGACATTTCATCCTATCAGACCATGTTCGCATGTTATCGCTGTAAGATTCCATATTGCGTAGTGTGGAGTCAGCGTAGGCCATGCGTATTATTTCTGCTGCCGATGTTTCGATCTCTGTTGCGAACGCAATTAAAAATGCGGTTGCGAATGGAAACTTGTCGCTGTATTTTGTAATGCCAAAGTGAACATTTGGGTTAAAACTTTTCGCCGACATATTATCATTTAATAAGCGCATGTGATTGCCAACCGAAACATAGTCTGGGTGATTCATGTCACAATCGACGAACAAACAATCTCTAGGACTAATCCCGCTTGCCAAACATAATATGTTCTTGTCATACGTGCCAACTACTTTAGAGCCGTTATATCTATTTAGTAACTGCGCCGAAATGAAACCATCCATATCTGGCGAAATTATTAAATTTGTAGAATGCTCTATCGTCTTTAGTATTTCAGTTTTCATTTTATTAAAACTCCGTGTTATAATTTTCCCATCATGTCAGTACAAGAATGGTCAGGATTAATTCTTACAGTTCTATCAATTGTAGCACTAGTTGCTGGTGGAATCAAGTGGTTGACAAAACATTATTTTGATGAGATAAGAGCAGAGTTCAAACCTAATGGCGGATCAAGTTTAAAAGATGCCGTTAATAGACTAGAAAGAGACGTGACTCATCTTAAAGATCATATGTTAAAAGAAGAACTCGAGCAAAGCAATATGCAAAAAAAACTCGATCATATGTATGAGATTCTTTTAGATTTTGTAGCAAACAATAAAAAGTAATATATATTATATATAAATAGTATCTCTTAGGGAAAGCCCCCCCTCCCCCCATAGATTTTTTATTACATCTAATGGTGGAAGAAAGACTGCATCTCTAGTGCAAAGCCCCTACAAACCCGATAACCACTATACCATAAAAACTTTTTTGATGTTTACATTAGAGAATTAATGCTTTCATCATCTAAATTAAGTATTTTTTTAAGGTAATCTCTATAACTCATTACATTGCCGTAATAGTCTATTTTTTCTACTTCAAAATCTGACATTCCAGTTTTATAACTTTTACCATGATTGCCAGCACTAAAAAATGGTTTGTAATTCTTCATTGCCTCGTTAACAAATATGGTATGTATGTCGATACTATTCATATGTATTTGTTCAGAAATATGCTTGCGTTGTAAATCAAAATTTTTATATTGACTTACAATTTCATCTATCATATTTTTTAAAGACTCAGATCCTTTCGGTGCCGCAAACATTGCATTATTTATGTGAAGACTATCACCAGGGTTGTTATCGTATGGCTCAGTAATAAGAAAGTTATAGTTTTCATCTTGCATCATATAACTTAGTGGTTTTTTACACCAAGAGTCCATATCTACGTATACCCCGCCAAACTCATGAACTACTGCAATTCTCCATATGTCAGCCTGAAACATATTCTTTTTTCTTCTATATATATCTTGTAGTTCTGGGTATTTTTCTTTTATGAAAGTTTCCCTTTCATTATGATCCACATACCTGTGATCCCAGTCTGGGTTTGCCATTTTCCAACTAAGCATGCACTTTTTTAAATGTTCTGGAATATTCTCATATTCATAGTTGTGAGTTTGCCAAATTATTTTTGGAATCATAAGTGTATTATATACTGATTATGTCCGTTTTGTACCACTATGATATACTTTAATTGCTTACCCCTTGATCTGTCTCTCATACCCACCGATCCTGGGGTAAGTCCATATTTCATGGTATAATCTTGTATTATGGCTAATCTCTGTGCTCCCGAAATTTTTGGTGCTGATCCAGCAACCATTCAATGGAGAGTTATTCGTGGAGATACAGCAACATTAAGAGTAGAATTTAAAGAAGATGATGAGGCTTCATCTTATAATACAGAAGGATGGATTTATCGTTGCACAGCGTATGATCAATCTGGCAATGTATTAGATGCTTTAGATTGCGAACCAGGCGAAGGATTTGTAGATATTACTGCTTATGCTTCAGTTACTAAAAACTGGGGAAGTGGCTATAAGGCTACCGTCGCAGAATTGCCTTTTGATGTACAGGTAATTATTCCAGAAGAAATTGAAGATATTATTTGGACACCAGTTGTTGGAACAATTTATGTTATAGGTGACGTAACACCAGGAGGTACTTTATAATGGCAGTTATTAAGATTGTCCCTATGCCAGGTGCAAAGGGCGACAAAGGAGATCCTGGATTAACGGGTCCACAAGGTCCAGCAGGAGATACATATTTTGTTTTAACAGATATGCCTTCATCATCATTAGGCAAGATCGGAGATAAGGCTGGATATATTGCTTACTCATCAGATCATCTTTATTTTTGCATAGAAGATTACGAAGATGGAAATGTTCACATTTGGAAAAGAATTCCTTGGGAAAGTTCTATCTGGTAAAAGGAGAAAACAATGGCACAACACTCAATCGTAGCACTAACAAACTCGACACCAGTAAGACTTACTCCAAATGGTAAGCATGGTGGTATGGACATAACGCTTCAAAATATTAATGACACTGGATATATCTATATTGGTGGAAATGACACAGTTTCTTCAACCGATTATGGTTTTAGAATTATGCCAAACCACTCAATATCTTTTGAACTTCCAAGCGCCGATGCATTATATGCAATTGGCTCAACAACAATGAACTTGGCAGTAATGCAGACTGGTTTGGAGAGCCAAAACTAATGGCACGGTTTACACACCCTGGTATTGGTGGGGGTTCTGGAGGAACTGGACCACAAGGAGATCCAGGACCACAAGGAGAACCAGGTCCTGCAGGCGCTAATGGTGCAGACGCATTATGGAATTTTGTTGGTGAATATAATAACGGAGCAGATTATAATATTGGCGATGTAGTTACATACGCTGGAGGAACTTATTACAGAGTCGGAGAACCAAATCCAGGATATCCACCAGGAACATCTTATTGGACAACAATTGCAGAACCAGGTCAAGACGGTGCAGACGGTCAAGATGCAAACTTAGACACTGGAACAACAACAATTAATTCTTACAATCCAGTTTGGAGCGGTACAGGATTAGCATATACCAATACTCCTGCTACTGGATCATATATTAAAATTGGTAATCTTGTGATAGTTCAAATAGATGTTTTATTTTCAACAGTTACTAATTTTGGAACTGGACAATATTCTCTTACTATACCACTACCATCTAAATATCATACAGATGTCTATGGCGGATCAATTCATAATATAACAAACCAGGGTATTGATCATTACAGTCTTAAGGGGCATTTGTCTCCAGCAAGTTCAACAATGACAGTTTGGAACATTGGTAGTTCTGCACAAGATCAACCATTTGACCATAACTCCCCATTTATTTTAGAAACTACTGATAGATTCCATATGTCTTTTTCTTATATTTGTGAATAATATGGGATAATAACTCCATGCCAGTTTCTAAATCCATGGACTTTCCAAATAGCAGCAAAAAATCTAGTTATGCTGCACAAGTAGTTCAAACACAAACAACAAATGCAGATGTATTAATCAACTATGTACCCGTTCCTGGGCCACAGGGGCCTCAAGGACCACAGGGCCTACCTGGACCTCAAGGACCTGCTGGAAAAGACGGCACACCAGGCCCCAAAGGCGAAAGAGGCACACCTGGTAAAGACGGTCTAAGTTCCTTATCTTCGTCTGGACAACAAGCAGGATGGGCAGCATATTTTAACGATAACAGAAAACCAGTAAGCCTTGGCATTGATCGTGGAGAAGATGGCTGGGTAAATGTTTGGGTAGATTCGAAGGGCAGTAATACAAACGAGAAATATCTGCCAGAAGGATGCACAAGCCTATGGAATGCAGAACAAAGAATGCTTAATCTACACGGCCTAAAAATAGGATCGCAAGTAATTGTCACTTATAACTTTGAGTTAACTACTAACTCTAATAATACAGAGGTTTGGATGAGAACATTTTTCCCTAAATCTACCACCGAAATTTCACAGTTTGTAGCATCTTTAAAATACCAATATGTCTACAATATGTACGTAACACAACATTTCTTTATAGAAAATAACTCCATGTGGAGTTCTGGGGCAGTACCTCAAATCAGAACCGATTACGACTCCTCAGTAATAATGAATTCTATATATGTATCTGTGATATAATTAACACGGAGGGATCATGGCATTTCCAGGAACTTATAATATAAACTACTACATAGGTGACACTTATGAGTTTCGTGTATATCCAAAAACAGCAAATGGAGATGCGTACTCTTTATCTCCATTCGTATACGATGATGATAACAATCCAGCAACTGTAGATTTTGATAGTGCTGTTTTTGCTTTTGCAGAAGAACGTGCTTCAGGCGGTCCAACAACACCAGACCCTGCTGGATATCATGAATGTTATGCAAAAATTTCTGACGATAGAACATATGTTACATGTGCAATAAGACCAGATGATGCACAGTATTTAGATCCAACAAAAACATATGTATATGATGTACAAATAAGTAGACACGCTGGCGGTGCAGACTACAAAACAGTTATAACACTAATGACTGGAAACATAACAGTAACGGGTCAGGTAGTAGTTCCTGATAACATAGGATAAAGATGGCAGAGGTAGTTTTAAGTACCGAAGACTTAGTTGTTTTAGGTGGACCAGATACAATAAATGTTGAAGTAGATTTTGGTCCGCAAGGAGATCGTGGCAGTTTAATATTTGTAGGTAATGGAAAACCAAATGTAGTTGATATAGGACAAGATCCTAATATTTTTGATCTCTATGTAAATTTACTTACAACAGATGATGAATATTTAATGTTATACCAGTACGTAGATGTACTTGGAACATTACAATGGCAAACATTAACTAAATTAATTCCTAATACATATGTAACAAATAAAAGTATAGATTTTACAACTCAAAACTATTGCTATATTCCAATTTCAGATATTGTAGATCCATCCTATATCGGATCAACAGACGCATCTAATTTTAGTGTACAAGTTACATTTGCAACATCAGCAGGATATCCAATAGTTAGTTCAATTAAAACAGAAAAGATAGAAGCAAACTTAGTAGATCCAGAAAGATTAAAAATAACATTTTATGCCAAGGAATTTGATGGAACCAACTGGTCAGACATATCTGGATCCAGGACGGCCAACCTTCACATTTCGGTGGTATAATCTAAGGGGTGATTTAGGATGGCAGCAGAAGATATTGGTGGAATTTATACCACTAAGCAACCAGGTTATGACGATACCGCAGACATACAGGCTGCCCTAAAGTTATTTTTATACGGAGCAGAAGGAACCCCACCAGCAACTCTTGCACAAGTAAGTGGCGGTATAGCACAACATTTAAAAAGTATTAGACAAGACTTAACAACCGTAGATGAAAGAGGAATTGGATCAGACTATTTAACCAGTACAGAGATAGAAAATTTATCATCTCCAACTGATGGTTTTATCGCTATGGATTCAACTTCAACTGGCGGATCAATAATAACAACATATGCAACAGCCTTATATCAAAATGATGCACCAACAGAAAACTTAGTTGATGGAATGGTTTGGGTAGATAAAGATGCTTCGCCAAGAAGAGCATACATTTATAATGAGTCTGCAGAAACTTGGGATATTATTGATAATATTCAAAGCGTTATAGATGCATCTGGAGATATTATTTATGGAACTGGAAATGATTTAATTTCTAGATTGCCTATTGGGCTAGAGGGACAACTACTAACAGTGTCGTCTGGTCTACCTTCATGGCAAGATAATCAACAAAAATCATGGGTACAAAAATCATCTGGAACATTATCTGGATCAAGCATTAGCGTATCTGGATTAAATGGAGAAAAACTATTTGTTGTTTTGCATGACTGGAGTCATGATGATGCAACAGATAGCGCAATGCTTTCTATAAATTTTAATAATAACACTGGCCCTAACTATATAAATACTGGAGGACTTTTAACTGCGAGTGCATTACACTCTCCAGCATTTAATGATTCTTCAACTCATGATATAACAATATATGTTGATCTTGCAAACACATCTTCAATTCTTAAGCCAGTATCTACAATTGCAGACAACTCTTCTGGTCAATACTTCGGATATTTTAGAGACACTACTCCAATATCTTCTATACAAATAACACTTTCTCCATTGGGTCAGTTTGACAATGGAACATATCAAGTTTGGAGTTACGAATAATGGCTAAGTCACCTAATATAACAACTAAGATTGTTGAAAATGGCATTGAGCGTAATATGACAAATGAAGAATTTGAATCATATAAGAAAGTAACCCAAGAAGCATCTGTATTAATTCAATCAGAAAAAGATGCTACTGTAGCAAAAGAAATTGCAATTGCTAAACTTGTTGCATTAGGACTAACAGAGTCTGATCTAAGGGCGGTGAAATTTTAATGGCACATATTAGTTCAGATAGCAAAGTTGCATATATGTATGATGCTGCATCCGAAACTTGGTATGCAATCGCTGGCGTTGCTAATACAAATGTTCCTTACACTTGGACTCAAGTACATAACTTTGGCGCAGTAGTAACTGTAAATGATGTTATTCGTGCCAAGGCTGGAGTAAATAGATTTCAAAACCCTAGTTCAAGAAATGCTGTAATTGCATCACCCGTTAAGGGAACTGTTTGTTTTATTGAGCAAACAGATGGTGGAACAGATATTAACCAAGTTCAAATTTATAATGGAACTTCTTGGGTTGGTATGTTGGATACTGCCTATCTTGCTACAAAGACTAATGACTATACTTTAGGCCTTGCAGATGCAGGACAAACATTATTAATTGATTCTGCTACTGATAGAACAATTACAGTTCCACTGAATTCTTCTGTACCGTTCGCTATAGGGCAGAGACTTGATGTAATAAGATTAAATACTGGCAACGTAACTTTTGCTGCTACAGTTGGTGTAACAATTAATAGCAAAAATTCAAACAAGAAAATTGCTGCAAGGTATTCTGGCGCAACTCTTATCAAAACTGATACGAATACCTGGGTCCTTATTGGCGATTTGATGGCGTAGGTCCGTAATGCTAAGTTCATTATGGCCGTTTTTAGCAAAGGGAATGGTAAAGGTCCCGCAACTTGTAGGTCTTTTAAAGAACGTAGCAATTACCACAATAACAAACTCAGGGCTTAAGAATGTTGGTGACTCTTCTATAGTTACTTCAGATTCACAACTTGATAATAAGGTTGCTTCTCAAGTTCCAGTAGCAGACACATTAGTTGATTATGATACTGATGTAACCTTTGTTTATTATACTTATGTTGCCCCTCCATTCTTCCCACCTACATTCCAGTCACCGTTCTTCCCACCTACATTCCAGTCACCGTTCTTCCCACCTACATTCCAGTCACCGTTCTTCCCACCTACATTCCAGTCACCGTTCTTCCCACCTACATTCCAGTCACCATTCTTCCCACCAACATTTACACCGTTCTTCCCTCCAACGTTCCAGCAAGTATTAAATTATTACGGATACTGTGATTTAGCCAATAACCCTGTTGGTCCTTTCTCAACAACATTGTCCTGTGCTGAAGCATATACTATTCAGGAAAACGCAAATGGATACCCACCAATTGGATGGGTTTGCGGACCAACAGCACAAAATGGAACTCCAGAATGCACCATTACTCCATTCTTCCCACCATTCTTCCCTCCATTCTTCCCACCATTCTTTAGTTCAGGAACAACAACATACTACTTCTGCTGCGATGATAATACTGTTGGATCTGTTACTGCTGCAAACTCAACAGAGGCAACTAATGCTGCTGAGACTTTCTGTTTCACAATAAGTGCATCATTGACTGGCTCTGTTACAACAACTCCGATAACATCTTGCACCACTCCTCCGTTCTTCCCACCTACATTTACACCGTTCTTCCCACCAACTTTCCAGTCACCATTCTTCCCACCAACGTTCCAACAGACTACAACAAGTTACTACGGATACTGTGATTTCAATAACAATCCAAACGGTCCTTTCTCAACAACATCGTCCTGTGCTGATGCATATGCTGCTCAAGAAAACGCAAACGGATATCCTCCAATTGGATGGGTCTGTGGTCCTACACAAGCATCAGGAACTCCTACATGTACGGTTAATCCATTCTTCCCTCCGAACTTCCAGGCGCCATTCTTCCCACCAACATTCCAGGCGCCATTCTTCCCACCAACATTCCAGGCGCCATTCTTCCCACCAACATTCCAGGCGCCATTCTTCCCACCAACGTTCCAGAGTCCTTTCTTCCCACCAACGTTTAGTGTTACACCATTCTTCCCACCAACGTTCCAGAGTCCTTTCTTCCCACCAACATTTACAAGTACTTGTACACTAGAATGCGGAAGCCAAGCAGGCGGTGGGGCAGGATATGACTGTCCACCTTCACTGTACTGTACCTCTACTACATGTGGTAACTGTACATTCTAATTTATAGATTGAAAAAATAAAATGGAAGAAAAAAAGTCACCATTAAAAAGATATATAGAAAATCTTGGTGAAACAAGACCTTGGCATTTATTAAATCCAAGCGTAGAAAAAACAACTATAGAAAATGCAAATAAAAGATATCAAATATGTCTTGGTTGTCCAGAATTAATTCAACTTACAAAACAATGTAAAAAATGTGGATGTTTAATGTATGCGAAAGTTAGTTTAGAAAAATCTTCATGCCCAATTAATAAATGGTAAAAAAAAATAGGGCCTGATATAAAAATATTTTATTATCAAGCCCTATTTAATTAATGTGGAAATTTTGCCATTAATTCCCTTGTTCTGGGGGTTATACCTTTCCAGGCACTCCAGTTTTCCCCGCCATTAGACATATGAAATGCAATTTGAGCATTTATGACGGGATTAAACAAGTCAACATTATGATCTAAGTCATACTTAGTACGACGATCAGGACCAAGCATTCCAAGCATATTTATTTGAAAAATACCATAAGAACTGTCTCCAGTTTCATAGTTGCCATTAAATGCAAAAGGTCGACCATTACTTTCTTTTTTAGCAATAGCCCATGCCTCCTTGAGATTTTGACCTTCAAAACCTACTAGTTTCAGTAGATTTTTTAGATCTTTATCAGATAGAGATGTAGCGTTTTGATATTTTTCTAACTGATCTTCTTTAGCCCTAGAAACACTTTTGGCCACTTGCGTGGCCTCTATAGTCTCTTCAAGCACGATAGTTTTACTATCTAATCGGTTTTCAGAAGCATTGGCGACATTTGACCAAACGCCAAACATAGCCAATATGCTGAGTGTACCAATGATGTTCCTGTTATTATTCATAAAGTTAATCATAGTTTCCTCCTTAGAAACGAATGACACCTTTTTAGGGGTGCCATGTTACTTCTTAGTATAACACAATTTAGGGAAGGTAGTCAAATAATGATATAATTATTCTCTATGGCTGAAATAACTAATAACTATGGTCTAACATATCCAGAGGCAACAGACTCTGTAAATGTGCATAATGATATTAAAAAATTAGCAGATGATGTTGATGATGCGATATCTTCTCTTGATGCTTCAAATGTGCGGGTAAAGGTAATAAATAATTCAGGATCAACTATAGGTGCAGCAAAACCAGTATATGCTGTAGGTCACACAAATAATAAAACACAGATTGCATTATTTACTTCAGGTCTTTCAGATAATAAACCTTTTCTTGGTTTGACAAAAACATCATTAGCAGACGGTGCAAGCGGAGAAGTTGTTGTTGCTGGTGTTTTAACAAATGTTAATACAAGTAGTTTTGCTGTAGGAGAATTATTATATGTAGATTCTTCTGGTGCTCTTACAACTACTGTAAATGGAGGAGCAATTGGAATCGTTGCCGTTGCCAATCCTACAACTGGAGTAATCGTTATACAGGCAAAAGGTAATGGAACATGGGGAGCATTGAAGGCTGGATTAGCCTAATATGATATAATCAACACATGGCTACCTTCCGAAATCAACCCACAGACTCTTATGCATTAGGTGCTGCCCCACCAGAAATTCGTTGGACGGTAGTTAGAGGAGACTCTGCAGCATTTAGAGTTTATGTAACCAATGACGTAAGAGAGCCATTGTACTTAGAGGATTGGGAAATTAAAATGGACATTTATCGTCCATCTACTGACAACATTATTGTTTCATTATCTCCAGAGCCAATTGAATTTCAAGATACAGAAGGAAGTTTTACAGTTAATCTAACATCTGCACAATCAGAACTTTTAGAGACAGGAGATATCTTTGACATTCAACTCACAGAACTTTTGTCTGAGGGAAGAGTCTGGACGGTAGCCAAAGGATCAATGGTTATCCTTGAAGATGTAACAGAATGATTAATCAAAATCTTATACCAGTAAACCAAGAACTATTTAACACAACACATAGAAGATCTCACGCACAGATCAAAGAAATAGATAAAAGGTATGTAAGGTTTGATCACATACAACCAAAAGCGAAAATAGAAGAAGTTCTGCCTTTCCGTGTCCAATTTATTAATGTTGGTGTATTTGGATATTCAAAGAATAATCCACCCCCAATACCCCTTCAAATTATTGGATACAGTAATTATATTTTGTAACAAAAAGGAGTTATAATATCACCATGGCAAAGATATCCATACCTACACTAAAGACAAAGTTTGAAACTGGGGATCGCCCCACGCAACAAGATTATGAAGATTTAATTGACTCAGCCTCAGCCCGTTCTACGGACCTTGGCTCAATGGGCAATAATGAAAATACAATTACAGGTATTGAGAATGCCACAGTAATTGATAACTTTGATGCCACAGAGTGGCGTATGGTTAAGTATATTGTTTCTATTGCTAAGACAACAGCAGGCGACAATAAATTCTATGCAACAGAGTTGACCATCTTGGTAGACGGTACAAATGTAAACGTCTCTGAATATGGCACAATAGACAATGATGGGAATATTGGCACCATTAGCGTCTCCAGGACTGGAAATACAGTGGCCTTGACGGTTACTCCAGACCCTGCGATTAAGCCAGTCACAGTTCGTTTTGCACGAATTGGACTTAAGGCATAACTAAGGAGATAATAAAATGGCAACAGTCGTAAAAGACTTTAAGGTAAAGAATGGTCTGATTGTTGAAGGCACAACAGGTACCATCAACAACCATGACATTCTTACAAAGAAACAAGACGATCAAGATTACATCGTCAATTTAATTGGTGGCACAGCCACTTCAGCAAATACCCCAAACACAGTTGTAAAGCGTGATGCTAATGGCAACTTTGCTGCGGGTACAATTACAGCAAATCTTACAGGTGATGTAACTGGTAATGCAGATACAGCAACAGCACTTGAGACTTCTCGTACAATTTCATTAACTGGAGATGCAACAGGTTCAGCATCTTTTGATGGCACTGCAAATGCTCAAATTACAGTAACCTTGGATTCATCTTTTGCAACAGATGCAGAAGTTGAAACAGCAAAGAACCAAGCAATTGCTGCAGCAGAAACATACACAGATGGAGAAATTCAAGACGAAGTTATTGCTCGTGATGCAGCAATTCTTCTTGCTAAGAATGATGCAATTGCAGATGCAGCATCAGATGCAACAACAAAAGCAAACGCAGCACTTTCAGATGCTAACGATTACACAGATGCTCGTGAAATTGCAATAACAACCGCATATGAGTTATACGCAGACAATGCAGCAACAACTGCAGAAAATAATGCTAAGGCATATGCAGATGGTCTATCTTCTGGTCTTAACTGGAAGGCAGCAGTAAACCTTCTTGCAACTTCTAACGTAAACGTAGCAGGAGATTTTGTCGGAGCAGTAATCGATGGACATGCACCACTAGATATTAACGATGGTGGATATCGCTTGCTTCTTACAGGACAAACAACAGATTCAGAAAATGGTATCTGGGAACTTTCAGTATCAGGTGCAACACTTGTAGCATCTCGTCCAGCAGATGCAGATGCTTTCTCTGAATTGGTAGGAGCAGCAGTCTTCGTAATGGAAGGCAACAACTATGCTTCAACAGCATGGGTACAGGCTGATCACTATCTATCATCTTTCGCTGGTCAGGATTGGACACAGTTCTCAGGTCAAGGTACATACCTTGCTGGTAACGGTTTAACTCTTGATGGTACAACATTTGAAATTGATGAGACTGTAACTGCAACTCGTGCATTTGCTTCTGCTGAAGCACTAGATGCAGAAAATGCAGCAAAGGCTTACACAGATACTCGTGAAGGTATAATCACAACTGCATACGAAGGATACGCTGATGGCGTAGCCCTTACTGCAGAACAAAATGCTAATATCTACACAGATGGAAAGATTTCTGATGAAGTTTCAGATCGTAATAATGCAATTACAAATGCTATCAATGCACTTAGCACAACAGACATCGAAGAAGGTACAAATGAATACTTTACAGATGCTAAGGCTAAGACTTCAGCAGCAGACCTCTTAACTGGTCCTGGAACAACCCTTACAAATATCACAATTACAGGTAATGGTTCAGGTCTTGTTATTACCGCAGAAAACGGTGTTGCAGATTCTGATACAGATGATCTTGATGAGGGTACAACAAACCTTTACTTCACAGATGCTCGTGCAGTATCTGCTCTTGAAGCAGTTGTTCCAAACTTCACAGCAGTTGAACTCAACTCAGTTGCAAAGCAGGTAGCAGCAACCGCTTCTATCGCTACAGCAAGCACAAACACAGCAGTTTCATGGTTGAAGGCAGAATATCGTTCTGCTGAATTCCTAGTTAAGATTGCTAATGGATCTCATACAGATGTATCCAAGGTTATCTTGACACTAGACACTTCAGACAATGTCGCTATTACAGAATACGCAATGGTTGGAACAAATGGTTCTCTTGGATCAGTTTCAGCAGATGTTTCTGGCAACGATGTTCGTCTTCGTGTCACAACCGCTAACAACACCTCAACAGTTGCTGTTATCGGAACGCTTTTAGCATAACAAAATAAATAGAAGAGGGAGTGGTAATCTTGGCAACAGTCAACAAGGACTTCAAGGTTAAAAATGGACTTATCGTCACTGGTGGCGGAAGTTTCGGAGGTACAGTAGATGTAGCAACGCCTACATTAGGTACTCACGCTGCAACTAAGGCATATGTTGACGCATTGTCTGGAGGAATTCCAGTAGGTTCTACCCCTCCCTCTTCACCTGAAAATGGTGATTTATGGTTTGACACATTAACATCAAGAGTTAATGTTTATTATTCTGGATCATGGCTAACAATGGCAACAATCGATGATACATTGAACTTGCCACAACATATTCATGATACAGCAATTGATGGAACAGGACTTATTGTTTCTACCTTCGTAAGTGGAGGTAGTTTTAATGACCCACAAGGTTCTCCAGTAGATGGTGGATCTTATAATACCAACTCATGGACTATGGTTTATGATGGCGGTAGCCCAGTAGATAACTTCAACTAAAAACTGATGTTATAATTAGCACAGAAATAAAACGGTAGAAATACCACAAGGAGAGATAAATGGCAACAAGAATGCAACAGCGCAGAGGAACCGCAGCACAGTGGTCAGGCGCTAACCCAATTTTAGCAGCAGGTGAAATCGGTTTTGAAACCGACACAGGTAAGTTTAAGATAGGTAATGGATCATCACTATGGTCTGCCCTAAACTATTATGTAGATGGAAATGCGATCCTAGACGGCGCTCCAGGTGTTCTTAATACACTCAACGAACTCGCTGCTGCTCTTGGCGACGATCCAGATTTCTTTATAACAGTAGCAACAAATCTCTCTTCTCATACAAATCTTTCCACTAATGTGCACGGAATTACAAATACAGCAGACCTTGCCACTGAGGCATATGTAGATGCTGCAGAAGTACATAATGCTGTTACAACAAATGTACATGGAATTGTAAATACAGCAGACCTTGCTACTGAAGCATATGCTGATGGTGCAGTAAGCACACATAATTCTGATAGCACAAACGTACATGGCATTGCAGACACAAGTCTTATTGTTCTTGATGCAGACTTAGCAGAGCATAACAATGATACAACAAATGTTCATGGTATTGCAAATACAGCAGATCTTGCTACCCAAACATATGCAGATAATGCAGTATCAGGTGCCGTAAGTGCACATAACTCAGACACAACAAACGTACATGGTATTGGTAATACAGCAGATCTTGCTACCCAAGCATATGTAGATTCAGCAACTGTTCACAGTGCAGTTACAACTAACGTACACGGAATTGTAGACACTGCAGAACTTGCAACACAGTCATATGTTGGAACAGAAATAACAGGTGCTCTAAATGCTCACACTTCAGATACAACAAGCGTACACGGCATTGCAGACACTACAGCACTTGTTCTAACAGACGATGCTCGTCTTTCAGATACAAGAACTCCAACAGATAATACAGTTTCAACAGATAAGATTGTTAACTCTGCTGTAACTGCAGACAAGATTGCTGGAGATGCTGTTACATCTGCTAAAATTCTTGATGGTGCAGTAACTTCTGCCAAGATTGCAGATGGCACAATTGTAAATGCTGACATAAATGCTTCAGCAGCAATTGCACAGTCTAAGATTGCAGATCTCACTACAGATCTTGCTGCAAAGGCTCCACTTGCTTCACCAACATTTACTGGTACCGTTGCAGGTATCACAAAGACAATGGTTGGATTAGGAAATGTAGACAATACATCAGATGCAGATAAGCCAGTTTCAACTGCTACACAAACAGCACTTGACCTTAAGGCTAATCTCGCTGGACCAACATTTACTGGAACTACTACGGCAGCAGCACTTACTGTTACTGGCAACCTTACAGTACAAGGAACAACAACAACAGTTTCTGCTACAGACTTAGTGGTTTCTGACCCACTTATTTATATCGGTGAAGGAAACACAGGAAACCTTGTTGACCTTGGTATTGTTTCATCCTTTAACGATGGAACATATCAGCATGCAGGTATTGTTCGTGACTCATCTGCTGGAAAGTGGAAGTTGTTTAAGGGTGTTACAGACGAACCTACAACAACTGTAAACTTTACACAAGGATCTTTAGATGCCTTGGCTGTAGGAGCACTTGAGGCTACCACAGTTACTCCATCTTCTGGAGTGGTTTTCTCAGACGGAACTCAAACAAAAGAAGGCGTTCCATCAAGAACTACAATCAATACAGTAACAGATACCTATAACCTCTCTACAGGTGGATTAGCCTTGAGAGATAGCATGATTGAATGCAATAAGGCAACAGGATTTACTGTAACAATTCCAGCAAATTCAACCACAGCCTTCCCAGTAGGAACATCTATCGATCTACTACAGGTTGGCGCAGGTCAGATTACAATTGCTGGAGCAGTAGGTGTAACTGTAAATGCTACACCAGGTTTGAAGTTACGTGCTCAGTGGTCATCTGCAACTCTTTTCAAGAGAGCAACAGATACATGGGTAGTAATGGGCGACCTCTCAGCGTAATAAAATTTAATAGTAGAAAAAGGAGAATAGCATGGCAACAAGCAAAAGAAAAGGTATTAAGTCATCAGCACAGGATAACTTTTTACAACCAGATCCAGTAACAGGTCTAACTGGTACAGATGTAGGAACTGGTAGAGGTTGGAATAATGGTGCGATTAACTTATCTTGGACTTTGCCTGCTACTTCTCCTGCAGCAACAACTTATGTAGTTACTACAAACCCAGCAACTAGCACAGTTGAGACAGGATCATCTTCAACCTCATATACACTAACTGGACTTCCTGCTGGAACTTATACAGTTACTGTTAGAGGTAAGAATAATGCTGGTACAGCAAACTCAAACCCAGCAACAGATACAACTGGATCAATTACAGTAACAACTGTACCAAACACACCAGGATCACCTTCTGGATCTGCTTTGTCTGCAAATACAAACAGAATAACATGGACAGCACCAGCAACTGGTGGTAAAGCAATTACCTCCTATACAATTACTGGTTCAGATGGATCAAGTTACACTGGTATTTCTGCTGCTGCAACATCATATGATGCTAATGACCCAGGAGCAGCACCAGGATCTCAGACATATACTATTGTTGCAATTAATGGTAATGGATCATCTGCAGGTGCTACAACTGGAACTGTTAATACTACCCCGCCGTTCTTTCCATTCTTCCCGCCGTTTTTCCCTCCATTTTTCCCACCCTTCTTCCCATTCTTCCCACCATTCTTCCCGTTCTTCCCACCATTCTTCCCATTCTTCCCACCATTCTTCCCACCCTTCTTCCCATTCTTCCCACCTTACTTCCCGTTCTTCCCACCTTACTTCCCGTTCTTCCCATTCTTCCCACCATTCTTCCCGTTCTTCCCACCTTATTTCCCATTCTTCCCGTTCTTCCCACCGTTCTTCCCGTTCTTCCCACCATTCTTCCCATTCTTCCCGTTCTTCCCACCGTTCTTCCCGTTCTTCCCACCGTTCTTCCCATTCTTCCCGTTCTTCCCACCTTCTTTCGTGTCAGCCCCATCCTGCAGTGGCGAATGCGGAAACCAGTCCAATAATCCTTGGGGTTGCCCACCATCACTATGGTGCTCTTCAAGCAATTGTGGAAACTGCCAGGGTTAAAGGAATATGATATGATGATAACTAAAACAAAGATAGTAGAGGAGCAAAATGACTAAGCAACTATATGTGTTACATTCACCAAGAACAGGTGGAAACTTTATAAAGGAATCTGTATCTCCAGTTTTAGATGCTAATTCCTTGTCATATTACACAAGAGATGGATATACTCCTCATACTGTTAATCTTTCAGAACAAGTATTTCTTGCGGGGCACTGGGGAACATATCCAATAACAGTTAATCCAGATATAGATGTTGTGTCAGTAGTTAGAAACCCAGTAGAAGTAAGAGCAAGTATCTTTGTTTATTTATATGATAGAGTATTTAGTAAAAGATCAGATTATACTAAATTTGAATCAATAACAGATAAATTTAAGCACTATGTTTTTGATGATCCAAATTTTGAAATTCATAAAAATATGCAGGCAAGATTTATATGTAACCCTGCCGATTCTATGATTTTTGATGCAGAGTTATTTACTCAAAATAAATATAAACTTCAGGCAGTCAAAGATCTTGCAACATCAAAAGCATTTTCCTGGTTTGTTGGTAATGAAAATACTAGTTTAGAAAATGCTATGAGTAACTTATCTTCATTCTATTCTGTGCATAAGTACGATAATCTTAACTTAACATGTCAAGATATATCAGCATGGTTTAATGAAAACTATAATGTAAATATAACATTTGATATGAGCAAGGTTGTAAATGAAGGTTCATCAGAACTACCTTCTGGTCCTTCATCTACAGCAGACATTCTTGACGCTCTTTCTTCAGATGAAATTGCAAGAATTGAATCTTTTGACAATATAGATAAAGCAATCTACGACCAAGTAGTATAGAACATCAAAACCTGATGTGATATACTATTAAGTATGAGTGGTTGGTCAAATTGGAAAAAAAATCTTGGGGACTCACGTCCTTGGCATTTATTAGATCCAAAACAATTAATTAATGATACAAAAATAGTTGAATCTAGAATGTCTATATGTAATGCTTGTCCACATTTAGTACAGGCTACGAAACAGTGCACAAAATGTGGATGTTTTATGGTAGCAAAAACTAAATTAAAAAATGCAGAATGTCCTTTAGGCTTTTGGAGTAAGGAGTCTTTGTGATTGAAAAAAAATTTGTATTTGCTGTAAAATTAGAAGAGTTTGAAAATATATATGAAGTTTTTGATATATTTTTTGTTACAGAACAGTATCCAGATCCTTTAAAGCGTTGGTCTGAAGGATTTTCAAATAATGATGTAGAGGTTATTGATGTTTCTAGTTTAAACCCTACCCCAAAAACATTTGATATAGGATCAATTTGGGACGGTACAAAGTTTATTCCCAAAACAACAATAAATAGAATTGAAGTACATGAAAACTTTATATCCTATGCATTTTTAAATACTGATAAGGTTGTTTTTGGAGCACATCTTATAAAAAAGGTAGATGAGTTTTATAGTCAAAAATGGCAGGCTGCAATGACATCAAAAGTTATAGGCCTAGATGCCACAGACTTTCCAGAAGTAGTTTTGGGTTATTTGTGGGATGGAAATAATTTTTACCCACCAGAAAGCAATTAAAATTTTTCATATTTATGATATACTATATTAACAAGGAGAAAAATAACTATGTATGATGAGAATCAAAACCACTGGTTTACAAAAGATAGATCTGAGACCGCATCAAATAGATATCCAACAAGCACCCTGCCTAGTGGAATAGTTGTAGAAAATCCTGGCCTTGGTCTTAATATTTATAGAAATGTTTTTAGTAAAGATGATGCCGATAGATATATTAAAACACTTGAGTCAAATTTAGACGGCACTAAGAGATATGCTTGGTCAGAAGCACAGGTAACTAATTCAACAACACCAATCAAGAAAGCAAGAGATTGTGTAGACTTTAAATATAAGCAAGAAAACTTAGGGCCAAGAGATGAATTTAATGGAGAGTTAATAGATCTTCATGAAGAAATTTATCAAAAATTAAAGTTTTGTATAGATAATTATGCAGCGTATTGGGGAATTAGTGTTGTCTATTATGAGGCATTTAATTTTGTAAAGTATGAAGGTGAAGGAAAACACTTCAATATTCATGCTGACCATGGACCAGCCTACAATGCTACAGTTTCAGCAGTTATATATATCAATGACGACTATGATGGCGGAGAAATTCAGTTCCCACGCTTAGATGGATATATTCATAAGCCAAGAGTCGGAGATATTGCGGTTTTCCCATCTAACTACATTTATGAGCATGCATCTCTTCCAATGAAGAGCGGTACAAAATATTGTGTCGTAATCATGACTGATATTAATGAGTTAGGTCATAAGTAATGGATGAGTACAATTTAGTATCTTTTAAGGCATACAGGCCTTGGCTAACAGAAAAAAGTAAGTCTACTCCAACTCCAACACAAAAAGAAATACCACAATGGTATAAGGATGCAGATAGGTTTGCTAAAAATCCTGTAAATGGAGAATACTATAAAGCACCAAGAGAGGTGTGTCCATTCCCAAAACCTGGAACAACAGACGATTATGGAATGATACCAACATGGAAAGCCTGTCCAGCAATTATGGATGCTTTTATTACTGGGTATGTTTTTAAAACTCCTTGTGATATAACATTTACTAAAAACTCTAGAGGATCTCTAGATATGAAAATTCAAAATGAAATGTATAAAGATTTTTGTACAGCAAGGCCACAGATGCCACAATTTGAACACCCTAAAGGATACTATAAAGATCATTTTGCATGGATGCCAGACTGGGGAATGAGGCTGCCAGAAGGATACAGTGCTTTATTCATGACCCCAATGAATAGGTTTGATCTACCATTTCTTAATACAACAGGAGTAGTGGATTCTGATAAGGTAGAAGTATTAGGAAGTTTTCCATTTTTTATTGTAGATGGTTGGGAAGGAACAATCCCAGCAGGAACTCCATATTTACAAGTATTGCCTTTTAAAAGAGAAAATTGGCAACATGATATTGACATTTTGGAGTCAAGCAAGATCTATGGTAAAATGGTAGATAACGCAAACTTTTATCGCCAGCCAGATGGCGGGGTATACAAAGATAAAGTTTGGACAAGAAGAGAATACAAATAGGAGCAAAGATGTCAACTTGGACAGAAAAAGAAAGTCTTGGTCATGGAATAACGGTTTATAGAAATGTTATTAAACCAAATTTAGATATTATAAATAGATTGGAAGATGTCTTGGGCAGTCCAGCACCTTGGGGAGAGTTATCTCCAGAAGGAAAAAGATATCACTGGCTACCAGCATATGTTGGGTATCAGCAATTAATGCCAGACTATCGTGATTGCTATGATTTTAAGTATAAAAAGACAGACATTGAGTCAGATCCAAGCGAAGAGTCTTTATTGTTACAAAAAATATGGCAGGATGTTTATGATGCACAGGCTCCAGCAGTTGATGACTATCGTAGAGATTACAACATTATGCCACTAAAGTATTGGGAAGCATTTAACTTTATTAAGTATGGTCCAGGTCAGCACTTCAAGGAACATCATGACCACGGTTATTCGTATAACTGTACCGTATCTTTGGTAGCATACATCAATGATGATTACGATGGCGGAGAGTTATATTTTAGATTACAGGACTTAAATATTAAACCAAAGGCAGGAGATTTATATATCTTCCCTTCTAACTTTATGTATCCACATCAAGCAATGCCAGTTCACTCTGGAACAAAATATTCTATTGTAACAATGCTAGACTATAGCAAAAAGTTTCATACTCCAGACATGTATGATCCAAAGTGGGAAAATGAATAATGTTTAATATATCTGTAGAAAAAATGCATGGTGGAATTTTCAAAATAGAACCAATGTCTATAAAAAGAGATTGGATGGATGTAACTTCTGAAAAGCATGCATACAGATGTTTTCCAGTAACTCAGGCTAATGTCGTAGGATGGAATATTTCTTGTACTCAGGATATAGTATTTACATGGGACGGTATTAATGATCAAACAGATCAACATATAACTATTACGAGTCCAGAAGGTTCCTATGCTGGAAGAGGTCAATCTACAGTAAGTCTCAATACATCTTTGGTATTTAGAACAGATCCAGATGTAAGCATTTTAACAATTAATCCAGTTAATTATTTTAATGAAGACTTTGAAACATTATCAAATTTAATTAGCACATCATTTTATGATAATCCATTACCACTTGCTATTAAGGCAAAAAGGGCAAATGTTGAGACTGTAATAAAGGCAGGAACTCCAATTGCTACAATTATTCCTATTTCTCTAACTCACTTAAACAATACCTCTATCGAGATTAATAATTATACTGATGAAGGTGGCTTAAGGCTTAAGGCTCTGTCAGACTATGGGCAGGCAGCACAGGTTGTCAATTCATCTGGGCAGTGGACAGACTGGTATAGAGATGCAGTAAATGAAAAGGGAGAGTCTTTAGGTTCTCATGAAGTGAAGACATTAAGACTTTCTGTAAAAGATAATACGGTAACAGGGTGATATAATATAATGATGATGCCAGAAGAAGCAGTAGAGGTTGTTAGAAAACCATCCTTAACCCCATCAGGGTTTTTCGGAAGTGGTCCTGAAAATATTATTGAACTAGAAAACTTTATGACACAAGAAGAGGTTGACTTTTTAGATAATGCAGCCAGAAGCATCACTGTTTGGGATGTAACCGAAAGCCATAAAAACGAAAACGGTACTGTAATATATGATGCTGGATATTGGAAAGATAGAGTTGCTAGTGCCCCATCATTAAATAAAAATAATCCAGAAATTGTTCCTGTTATAGTAGGACTTTTTAATAGACTTCAGCCAATCATTGAAGATTTTTTTAAAGTAAAAGTTCAACCAACAGGACAAACAATTGTAAAGTGGCCACCAGGATATTATCAACTTCCGCATGCAGATAAAGAATTACACTCTGGACCAGACGCTGGAAAGCCCAATGACTTTCCTTATTACGACATAGCAAGTTTATTCTATATAAACGATGACTATGTAGGAGGAGAACTCTATTTCCCAAATCAGGGAATACAGTTTAAGCCAAAAAGAGGTTCTGCATATTTCTTCCCAGGCGATATGAACTATGTACACGGTGTATCAGAAGTAATAAGTGGAGATAGATATACTTGCCCATTCTTTTGGGAAATTTTAGAACATACTGGAGAGATTAAGCCAGATTTTAATAAAGAGTATTATAGGATTTTCCCTACTGCTGAACAGACATCACAGTGGGATCCTAGAAGGGGAATAATGTAATTATGAGTACAAACTTTACAGCAGAAGAGATATATCCAAATATATTTGTTTACAACAATGTATTTGAAGATCCAGAAAGAATGTATCAGATTGCTAAAGATTCAGTTAATGATTATGATGATGCAATATGGGAAAATTGGCAAGATTGGTATATCTTCGGTAAAAAGATTGAAAAGTTCGGACTTCATTTTGATAAAACTGCAACAGAACTTAAGATTTTAAAAGATATAGATCCAACAAGTAAGGTTCAGGAGGATCAGAGATACTTTATCACAGAATTAGTTAGAGCATTCCATTTGGTAAATAATGACTATATGTCAAAGCATAACCTATCTATACCAGATGAAAAAAATGAAACAGTTCGTTCTTATGGAGTAGATCACCCTAAATGGAATTGGACTGGCCCATCCCTATGTCGTTATTTTGTAGACTCAGAAGGATCAGAGTGGAATGGCGGGGAACTTGCAATGAGATACCATTCTGATTATATTAGAGAATCAATAAAGAGTCCAGGATATAAGTTTGTACTTACTACAACCACATATTTGAATGATAACTATTTAAAGGGTGGGGTAGATTTTGCTATAGGAAATAAACTTATTAACTACAAGCCAAAGGCTGGAGATTTCTTGGTTTTTCCATCTGGACATCCTGATTACCTTACTAAAGATAACGAGGTATACCTACATGCTGCAGAAAACTGTAAAGAAAATGAAAAGTTCTTTACAAGAATGTACTGGCAGGTTTACGAAGACGCTTCTGATGAGTGGAAAAAGAAGGAAGAAGAGTATGGCAAAGAAGAATGGCCTGAAGTATTTAGAAAAATGCAAGAAGATTATATGACAGAACATCCACAGAGAACTGTCATAGAAGGAGCAATTAGAATAAAATGAATCTAGAAAATAAAAATAGACTGACAAAGGACATTGTCCTTTATGAAAACTTTATTGATGCTGATACTGCTGCAAAACTTGTAAGGGTTTTAGATAAGCATGCAGAACTCGGTACAATTAGTTGGATGCCAATATCTTTTTATGAATCTTATTCTTCTGTTCTTCCTCAAGATGATGATGAACATGTTCTTTCTGAAGGCTTGCCTGCTGATATCTTTTCACAAATAAAAGAGGTCATCATTGACGCTGTTGCAAGTGTCCATGATCTTGACCGTAACATAATTTCTCAAATTGGGTATCATACTCAGAAGTGGGAGCCAGGTGCTTATGCAAGAAAACATTCTGATAATACAGATGAGCATGGCAACTCTGGTGCTTTTACAAGAAGTAGATATGCTGCATTTTTGTATTTAAATGATGACTTTGAGGGAGGACTACTACAGTTTTCAGATCAAGAGATAAGCATACAGCCTAAAGTTGGAATGCTTGCTGCTTTTGACGGAGGATTCAACAATATGCATGAGGTAACTCTAATAACCAAAGGAGTCAGATACACTATTGGCTCATTCTGGGATGATAGAGAAGAAGATGCTTATCCACAAGAACTAAGAGATGCCTGGGCAGAAGAGATGAAAGAAACCAGAGCAAAACAAGAGATTGAAAGAGCAGAATGGCAAGAGTTGCTAAAGCAAGGTTGGAAGTTAGATGCTGATGGTAATAAATATAAGGTTGATGATACAGGAGTAATTCCTCATGATTGATAAATTCAAACAAAACCTAACTACCAATAATCTTAAGTTTGAAGAAATAACAGATGAGGTTTTACTTATCAAAGATTTCTTAACAAAAGAAGAGTTAGACTTTGTTTGGGGTATTATTAATTCTGCTTCTCAAGAAGACTGGGAAGTTGAATATATGGGCAACCTAAAAAACTTTTGCATGGAAAAGTTTGGAAGAGATGATGTTGACAATCTTGTTGCTGAGGGTAAGTTTGAAATTACTCAAAATTGGGTAGACAAAAACTTAAATATTAAGCATCATGAAGAACAACATATTTTCTATAAAAGACTATCAGATCTTATAGTTGATTCGTTTCCAGAATTAGAACTAAGTGGTCTTGCTACAATCCAAAGAATGCAGCCAGAAGTACAACTAAAGTCTCATGTTGATCAGGATACTGATCCTTCTATAAGATATGCAACAATTATTTATATCAATGATGATTATGCAGAGGGAGAACTATTTTTTAAAAATCTGGATTTAGAACTAAGACCTAAGCCAGGAGATTTGTTATTTTTCCCTGGAGATAGTAAGCATGAGCATGGAGTAAAGCATGTTCAAGACGGACCAATAAGATATGTTATAGTTGGATTTGTAAAGGAAAAAAGACATTATGAAAAACACAAATACTAGGAGAAATAATGAATAGAGAAATTTTAGATCCAAAAGTTTATTACTATACAGACGCTATAGAAAATTTTGATAATTTTATGTCCACTCTGAATGAGTTAGATACCATGGAGTCTGATGATATTTCTCAGGTAAATGTTTGGCAAAAGTGGACATCTTCTAATGATAAAGATTTCATATATGGAGAAACTAAAACATTTGATCCAAACTCAATAGCAAACTTTGGCGGTAATGTTGGAGAAAAGTCTAAATATATTTATGATGCAGTAATGACTACTCTCTATAATGTATGCAAAGATTATGCAGAGGCTATGGGTGATTTTGATGAGCCAAGACTATTTCCAACTTTTAATATTAAAAAGTATTACACTGGAATGGCAATGGGAGCACACTTTGATCAATTAGATGGAGACAAGACACTCAGGTACTCTCTAGTTATGTATTTAAATGATGATTGTGAGGGAGGAGAAATATCTTTCCAGTTAAAGGATTATGACGGAGGCTGGAATAGCAAAGACGGATGGGTGCACGGTGCTCCCCCAGTAAATTTAGATTATGATGATGCAGTTGCAAATAAAGCAATTGACTTTGGAATAAAGCCAAAGGCAAATAGCGTTATTATATTCCCAGCAAATGCACCATATTTCCATACAGCACATACAGTAAAGTCTGGGGTAAAGTATATGGTTCCTGGACACTGGATTCACAATAATATGGATTTGAGCAGAAACGCAGGCATGTAATGCCTGATTTCAATATTGAAAAAATACATGATACTGTTTGGGTTTTTCACAATGCATTAAAAAACCCTGAAGAAATTATTGAGTATTATGAAAACAATAAACCTTGGAAAGACTGGTATACGTTTGGCGAAATGACAGAGATGGAGGGTAAGCATTATATCTTTAATACTTTTCCGACACAACAGGAATGGGATGACAAATTTAACGAACTTTATCCTGTAAATAATGAAGAAAATTTGGTTAGAAAAAGAATAGACTCTTTATTTTATGAAACTACAAAACTTTACCTTGAAGAAAATAATATATCATTAAGTAATTGGATTTATCAGGGTTGGAATATTGCAAAGTATATACCAAATCCAAATCATGATTTTGGATATATTATGCATCATCATACAGACTTTCAAAGAGAAAAGACTTATCAGCCAGGAGTAAAGTTTGGCGTTACTGCAGTCTTTTACTTAAACGATAACTATGAAGGTGGAGAAGTTGAGTTTAGATTTATAGAAGATGAAAGTTTGCAGGTAGTTCAAGAAGATTATTCGTATAAACCAAGTGCTGGAGACGTTGTAGTATTTTTATCTGGTCATCCACATTACCACGGGGTAAGAACAGTAACCAGTGGAGATAAGTATATGATCAGAACCTACTGGAGATATAATCAAGATGCACATCCAAAGTGGTTGGAGTTTCAAGATAAATATGGTAAAGAGGTTTGGGAACAGATGGAAGAGAAAAGATTAAAGTTTACGTATAGGGGAGAGAACCAACAAATTATTAATAATATTCCAAAATTTATAGGGTTCGAAGAATATTATGATAAACTTGAAAAAGGTGAGATTCAGCCATGAAGACTGCAATAGTTACAGGAGCCAGCAAAGGTGTAGGCCTGGCAACAGTAAAACTTTTATTAGAAAATGACTACAAGGTTATTGCTGTATCAAGAGATCTAGCCAAACTGTCAGAATTAAATAATGTTAATTTAGAATTATATAGATTAGACATTACAAACGAATCTGAAATTAAAAACTTTTATGAAAAGTATAAGGATATTACCGTAGACCTATTAGTAAATAATGCTGGCGGAGGTTCTGGACCAACCTTTATTATTAATGAAACAATGGATAATTTTAGAAGAGCATATGATATAAATGTTTCTGGACCAATGTATTTATCACAATTATTTATTCCGTCTATGAAAAAATCAGAATCAGCCACTATTATATTTATAACTTCTCTTTGTGGAAAGGTTCCATTTAGAGGCGGGGGTAATTATAGTAATGCTAAAAGAGGAGAGATGGCCCTAATAGATACAATGAGAATGGAGTTTCCAGAGTATGGAATTAAGGTTACAGAGATTTGTCCTGGTACAATAGATACACAGTTAGAAAAAAAAGAAAATGCTTTAACAGCAGAAGATATGGCAGAAACAATAAGATGGGTTGGGTCACTTCCAAAACATATGAATATAAATCACTTGGAGGTAAGTCATATATTTAATAGTAAATATATGTAAATAAAATGAAGATTAATAAATTATATGATGACCTATATGAGGTAAATGATTTTTTAACTGAAGATCAGATGTCTGAGGTTTTAGATATAATTAATAATACTCCAGAAGAACTTTGGTTTGATGAAGAGGCTAGAATAGAGCAGAACATCTCAGATTTTTGGTTTGGCAAAAGTTTATATTTTAAGCATCCTAGCGTATTTGACTCTATCAGAGATTCTCTAGAAAATCTAATGGAATCATACTCTTACTTTCCTCACTCAACACATTTACAAAGATATAAAAAGGGAGACTTTATAAAGCATCATGCTGATCAATGGATTCCAGATTTGCCATACTACATAGGCTATGGGTTCTGCCTATATTACAACGATGACTACCTCGGTGGTGAATTAGACTACCCAGAAATAAATATTAAGGTTAAACCAAAAACAAACAGTTTATATATTCACGGAGGCCATATAGTTCATGGATCATTACCAGTTTTAGATGATAGAATTAGATACTTCACAACTGTTTTTATACATGGAACAGAGCAGCAACCAACAAGACTAAAAGGAGATTTATTTAAATGACAAATATTGGATTTACAAATGAGGACTTTAACTCTCATCAAATGACAGAGCAAGAGCAGTTCATTCTTGGAATTTTAAACAAAAAGAAGAATGGATATTATGTTGAGTTGGGCGCAGCACATTATAGTAATGGAAACAATACTTACTTATTAGAAAAAGAATATGACTGGCAAGGTGTGTCATTTGAAATAGTTGATTCTATGAGAGAAGAGTTTAATGAAAATAGAAAAAACCCATGTATGGGCGATGCTCTATCTTTCAATTATGTTGATTATTTTGAAAAAAATAATTTTCCAAAGCAGATTGATTTTCTACAGTTAGATATAGATGCTGGATATGATATGGAAGGAAGACCAGTTGGAAATAGTCATTGGACATTACATGGACTATTGGCTGTTCCATTAAATACTTATAGATTTACTTTAATAACATTTGAGCATGATGCTAATATGTATTGGAAAAACGAGTCTATTAGAAATGCACAAAGAGAAATTCTAGATTCATTTGGCTATTCGTTGGTTCATAGATCTTATCATGAAGACTGGTGGGTTGATCCAAAGGTAATACAGCACGGTGATTATAGAAAATATTTATATTGGTCAACTTTATAGGAGAACATTCAAATGAAAAAAATTATTACATTCACTAATGTCACTGGTATTCCAGAAGATTATAGGCCAACCCCAGCGTCCGAATTAGTACCAGACTGGTATAAGGATATGGGGTCGTATATGGGCGGGAAAAAAGAACCAAATGCTCAGAACGAATCACCAGGAACAGCAAAGAAGTGTATGCCTATATTTGATGCTATAACTAGTGGATATATTATTTATACATATTGCGATGTGTTTGTTTCTCAAAGATTAGAATACGGTAAGGTAACTGGCGATAAACATCCATTTTTTCAAACCCCAGGACACAACGTTATCTCTTTTCATCAGAAGGCACAATTACCAGAGCATCCAAACGGCGCTGGTCATGAAATTCAATATCCAAAATGGAATAATGTTTGGTCAATAAAAACAGAGCCTGGTTACTCTTGTTTGTTTATTCCTCCAGTCCATAGAGAGACTCCATTTGTTGCTTTCCCTGGAGTTGTTGATACTGATACTTATTCTACTCCTGTAAACTTTCCTTTTGTATTAAAAGATCCAAAAATGGAAGGCTTGATTCCTGCTGGAACTCCAATAGTTCAAGTAATACCTTTTAAGAGAGAAAGTTGGCAAATGGCTTTTGGTGATGAAAAGGATATTAAAGAACAAGATGATACAAAGAACAAATTAAAAACTTTATTCTTTGATTCTTACAAGAGACAGTTTAGGCAATTAAAAGAGTATCGTTAGTTAAAGATTAACCCTAAATAATACATATAGAGTTTTTGTTTTTTCAAAACTCTGATATACTTAGGTAACTACAGTTTTCAATTAGGAGAAATACATGTCTGATTTTTTTAGTTTTCGTTTGTCCGAAGAGTTTATAAATGATTATAAATCAAAAGAACCACCATTTGGATTCACAGATGCTGGTGGTAATTCATTGGGAGAGATTACGTTTATTCGTACCTACTCCCGTATGAAAGAGGATGGAACTAAAGAAAGATGGTATGAGGTTTGTCGTCGAGTAATCGAGGGTATGTATTCGGCTCAAAAGAACCATGCAAAAGAGAACAGACTACCATGGAATGACTATAAGGCACAGGCTTCGGCTAAAGAGGCCTACCAACGTTTATTTGAATTAAAGTGGACGCCACCAGGACGAGGTTTGTGGTCTTTTGGCACGGCACTTACAATGGAAAAGAAAAACTCAGCAGCATTACAAAACTGCGCTATGGTATCTACAAAAGACATAGATAGAAATGATCCAGGAACATTATTTGCCTGGGTTATGGATGCACTTATGATGGGTGTTGGTGTAGGGTTTGATACTGTTGGAGCAGATAAGCATTTAACCATTTATAGTCCTACAGAACCACCACAGGTTTATGAAATTCCAGATACTCGTGAAGGTTGGGTAGAATCTGTTAGATTATTAATTAATTCATTTTTAAAGCCTAACATGTATATTCAAGAGTTTAACTATGACCTTATTCGCCCCCTAGGAGCGCCTATCAAGGGCTTTGGAGGCACTGCAAGCGGTCCTGCACCACTTATCCAGTTGCACAAGCAGATAAGGGCTGTAATCGGCGGTAGAGCAGGAGAAACCCTAGACTCAAGAGCAATAGTAGATATCGTTAATCTTATTGGTACCTGTGTGGTATCAGGAAATGTTAGACGATCTGCAACTTTGGCTTTAGGTAATGCTCAGGATGAAGACTTTATGAATCTTAAGAGTTCTGAGGTTTTTCCAGAAAGAAATTCATTTGATCCAGAAAACCCAGGTTGGGCATGGATGTCAAACAACTCGATTTCTGCGACGGTAGGTACAAAGTACGAAGACTACGTAGACCTAATCGCAAGCAACGGAGAGCCAGGATTCATTTGGCTTGATGTTGCCAGAAACTATGGCAGACTTAAGGATCCTGCGGATGGCAAGGATTATCGTGTAATGGGATTCAATCCTTGTGCAGAGCAGCCATTGGAATCATACGAACTATGTACCTTGGTTGAGGTACACTTAAATCGTCATGAATCTAAGGAAGACTTCCTCCGCACCCTTAAGTTTGCTTACCTCTATGGCAAGACGGTAACGCTGATACCAACACACTGGCAACAGACAAACGGTATTATGCAGCGTAATCGTCGTATTGGTACATCATTGACTGGTATTGCCTCATTCTCAGACAAATTTGGTTTGCCTGTTGTGCGTGAATGGATGGACGAAGGATATGAGACTATTCGTAAATATGATCATTCCTATTCTGAATGGCTATGCGTTCGTGATTCCATTAGAGTCACAACTGTTAAACCATCAGGGTCTGTATCAATTCTTTCTGGCGCAACGCCTGGAGTTCACTGGGCGCCTGGCGGAAACTATTTCTTGAGAGCAATTCGTTTTGGGAATACCGACCCAATGATTCACTTGTTCAAGGCTGCTGGATATAAGATGGAGGCTGACCTTGTATCTGCGAATACAACTGTCGTATATTTCCCAGTACATTCTGGTCACGCAAGATCTGAAAAAGAAGTAACATTATTTGAGAAGATTGCGCTTGCTGCTACTGCTCAGAAATATTGGTCTGATAACGGCGTGTCTGTAACGCTTTCATTTGACAAAGATACTGAAACAAAGCATATTGCGCCTGCACTTCATATGTACGAGGGACAGTTAAAAGCAGTTTCATTCTTACCTATGGGAAATAAGGTATATCCGCAACAGCCATATACTGAAATTACCGAAGAAGAATATAACTCATATATTGGTCAGATTAAAAAGATCGATTGGTCTGCTATTTATGACGGGGCTGAAAATCTAGAAGCACAGGGAGAGATGTACTGTACTACTGATGCTTGTGAGATAAAAATATCTTCGTAGTATGATAAAATAGACTCATAATGTCTAACCCATCTAACCTATATGCAGAAAAAATATTTGCAGAGCAACCACAGTTTTTGTGGGCTTTAGATGATCAGGCTGATTATGTATCTATAATTTCTGAAACACAAAGAGAGACAAGCCTGTGGTCATTAGATAATTTAACCTCACAGGCAACGGAAGAGTTAGCAGACGCACCTTTTCCAAACAGTGTAATAAATAAAATAATTCCATCTTCTGTAGGAGAAGGAATATTTTCTGTTACTATGGTTAGCCCAGACATAGTTAACTCAAATGAATTAAATAATGTGTTGAAAACTTTTTGTATTGGATCATATTTTTATACATTAAGCCCATATGCAATTAGCGTTGAAATTGGATACAGATATTATGATGATGCACAAGAGCAATACATAGATGTGTTAAAATCATATGATGCCTCACTAGCAAATCGTTGGTATTTTTTATCTGAAACTTTTAGTCCAGAAGAAACAAGTCAGCCAATAAAGTTAGTAATTAAAATAAATTATTTGGGTCAATCAGAAACTTTAACAGATTATATATTCTATATAAATGGAATAACATTTGGTCAGTGGGCTGAAGAATTTCAATCCACATCCCTGGGCGTTGAAACAATAAACTTGCCAACAAACATATCTTTAACTACATCAAAAGTTATTGAAGCAAAGGCTTACGGCTTATCAGAAAATAGTGGATATTATTTTGTGAACAATAATTCCTTAATGGCAAAAAACTTTGGAATGCCTATGGTGTTTGGATCAAAAGGTGTAACTAAACTATACGCAAACAATAACTTGCCGTCGTTAATAGTTCCTTCAAACGGAATGATGTCAGATAGCGGAAAGCATAAAGACTTTACGTTAGAGTTTTGGTTAAGGACTAATAGTTCTTCTAATGAACCAAAAAGAATTGTTGGGCCAATATCTTCAACAGATGGTATTTATTTAGATGGCTCATTTTTAGTTTTAAATATTAATCAGCAACACTCTTCGTACTATGTCGGACATTGGGAAAGGCCAATGCTTATCCATTGGAGATATTCTAAAAACTTATCAACAGTTCTTTTAAACGGGGAAGAGATTATTTCAATTTCAATTAACGATAGTACGATATCTCTACCAAGCGCTACAGATGAGTCAGGAAAAAGTAATGAGTGGATAGGATTTTATGCTTATGAAAATATCCAGCCAATTGAGATAGATTGCGTAGCGCTGTATGGTTATTTAGTACCACTGTTAGTTGCAAAAAGAAGATTTGTATACGGTCAAGGAGTTCAATATCCAGAAAACTTAAATGCTTCATACGGCGGTAACTCTGTAGTATTTGATTATTCTTTTGCCGATTACACAAAAAACTATAACTATCCAGATCTAGGGTCATGGTCACAAGCATCATTAGACAATATTGTTGTTGAGGAAAACTATTTAACTACTCCAACATTCTCTAATCCAGTTATTATTACTAATAACTCTTCAAAGGGACAATCTGAAATGCTATCAGACTGTAGTTTAATTCAGACCGAAGACAGTTTGTTTTTAACACTTAAACCAAATACAACCTGGAATAGTGTAAGTTCTTATCTTTATTTCGATAACATTCTTTTACCTGGAAACCCTCTATATGCATTTTATGGATTATTTGAAAAGCCAACTAATTATTCTGGAAGTCAGGTTTTAATAAGACTTGAAGACCAAGACTCAAATTATTTTTCAATAGAGTGTGTTAATGATAACATTAAGTATGTTTTTAAATATCAAACAAATCCAGAGCAGGTGTTATATGAAGCATTTTCAATTTTAGAAGACAGTGTTTTTGCTGTAGGAATTGAAATAGAAACATTTAGAAATTACTTTGGAAATAATATATTATCATTTTTTAATAATCAAGGTGCACTAAAGATGTACATTGGCGGTAATAAAGAGTTTACAAAAACTTTTACGGGTAAGATATATAAAATAGGATTATGCTCTGAAAAAAATATAAAAGAAATTAGCAACTTATTTAACGAGATCGGCGTTCCAAAAGATTATGAAAACATATTTAATCTTTATAGTTCTTATGTTGAATACGACGGAGGAGATGCAGATCAAGATTTTTGGAATTATTACATTGGTCAAACACAACTTAATGAAGATCAATTAGATGAGAGTACTCCTTTATTAGAAAACTTTTCTTTTTCGCCATCTTCATTTATTTCTTCTACCTTAAAAGATCATGTTCCAAGCCTAGGCATTGTGCCAAAAAATTATTTTAATAGTTTTTCTTTAGATATAGACGTTAAGGGTTCGTGGAAAGACTATATACCACTATCATACTTTGGTCAATATATCACAGATGAATATGGCAATTCTAAATTTGGCCTAGACTTTATTCAGTTTAATTTAAACTATCCAGCCCCAGTAAAGTTTAAAGAAACAGAAGTTGTAGATCCAGATGGATGGAAATATTCTGAGTTAAGTTCTGAATATTCATACCCACAACAAAGAACTTATGAGTCTTTAGATAATTATCTATACACAGGATATGTTAATTATCAAGATTTGGCAGAAAAATCTGTAAAGACATATTCATATGATACAACTGGAGCAATATTAAAAAGTTATATTACTTTTGAATATCTTGAAACTGGGGCAAATGCTTCAAATGGATTTTTTGTTAAAACAGAAGATGTTCCTAAAAATGGTGTAATTACTCCAGGCAGTGACTGGATAAACACAAGATATGAAGTTGTGGATAATGTTTTAATCTATCCACCACGTGGAGCAGACTTTAATGATTTAGCAATTGTAGTTCATCTAGAGTTTGAGGTAGATGGAATTAGCCATAAACCAATTAGAGTTAAAAGTTTGCAATTAGCATCACAGGCATTTAACTACAATACTGTAAACAATATAGGTACAAGATTTGGCACTGAGGTTTATCCGTATGTCAATACTGGATACTATTATAATTATAAAGCAAAAAATCCAGTTAGCATTTATAAAGGATCATCTCCATATTTATATTTAACAAGACATTCTGGATTAGAAATACGTGGAGACCACGATCCACTAATCAATCGTGGAGTTGCTATTCCAGTAAATGCAAATAAGTCAGAAGACTATGAAGTAATGGCTATGCAGTCTTTGTTTAGATTTAACTCAGACTTTTTCCCATACGCCCCAACACAAATAATGCAAATTAATGCCAAGGGAAACACTATAAAGTTTTATATGGTCGCTAATCATCCAACTGGTAAACGGGCAAAGATCTATGCAATTGATGCAAACACTGGATCTTTATACAATGGAATATCATTTTATATTAATGGCAATATTGTTAAAGAGCCAGTTTTAAATGTCGGCGAATGGGCTATGATAGGAATTGGATTCCCAAGCGTATTAAACTTTAAATCATACGCTGGTTCTATTATGATTAATGGTCCAATTATTTTTGACAGTCTTTCTTATTATCAAACAACCAGCCTACAAGAAATACAAAGCGTTGCTAAGAGGCCATGGGCCAGGGTAAAGTTTGCCGTTGATGGATTGTACGACTGGGAATACTGGAATGATTATTATTTATGGCAGGGCGTCTTGGTCCAATCCTCAATTAGTTATTATGGAGTTAATCCTTCAGACCTATATAAAGCGTACACTGGAACTAACAAGATAATTATTGATGACGATAGGCCACTTAGTTTCAAGGACTACGAATATACCATGTTTAAAGATATAGAGTGGCAGTCCAAAGTCTCTAACGCAGTATAATATGGTATACTGGTGGTAATGAAAAACAATAAACCTGGACAACTTGGTAAGTCAAAGATAACTGTCATCGATAAACAGTATGACTGGGGCGTATATGTCTGGAAAAAATCAAATGGAAAGTGGTTTACAGATGGACAGGGTAACATTTTAAATATACCGTCTATGCGTGGGGACCTATCAAAATTAGCAGAACTTAGAAATGCTGCTTCACATTACGGTGAGCCAGATGGCGAAGCGGTATTTTTTGCGGGACTAAGTAGAATTTCTGACGAAGAGTATGCAGAGCAAAAGCAAAGAATGTCAGAAGGCTTAATCCCCAACCTAAACGATCTTGGTGCAGTTCATGCTGCACAGCAAACTATAAAGAAATACGGGGCTGATGACTAATGTCTGAAGAAAAAGAATATGTTTTAAGAGCAAGCATAGACAATGTCGTAGATCAATCTGATTCTTTTAAGGCTGTAGATCCATTTAGTAAATCTTGGACAGAATTAAAGTCATACTCTGGTTTGGATAATAACTTTAAACGACGCACATCTCGTCTTATAGACAAGGCAGACAATAATCCAACACAAGGATATTTAGATAGTGCAAGAGCAGAGCAGCATGGTTTAGGAGATGCTAAGTCAAAAGAGATTAACCCTGGTACAGTATATAGAAACGGCTATGGGCTTTTTGATGTCATCACACCACCATGGAACGTTTATGAACTTGCTAACTATTACGATACATCATTTGCAAATCACGCAGCGATTGATGCAAAGGTAGAGAACATTGTTGGACTTGGCTATGACTTTGAGGTTTCCTCAAGCACCATGTTAAGACTTGAATCAAATAAAGACAGAGATCAAGTTGCAAGAGCAAGAAATAGAATTGAACGTGCCAAGATTGAAATGCATGAATGGCTTGAGTCATTAAATGATGATGATTCATTTACTACAACAATGATGAAGGTTTATACAGATGTTCAGGCAGTAGGCAATGGATACCTAGAGGTTGGTCGTACAACACGTGGAGAAATTGGTTACATAGGGCATATTCCAGCAACTACAATGCGTGTACGCAGATTACGTGATGGCTATGTTCAAATTATAGGAAGCAAGGTTGTTTATTTTAGGAACTTTGGTGCGAAGAATGCTAATCCAGTAACTTCAGATCCAAGGCCTAATGAAATCATACACTTTAAACAGTACTCGCCTTTAAATACTTTTTATGGTGTACCAGATATAATGTCGGCAATAAACTCGCTCCA